CACAGCCAGTCGCACAGCCAGCCGCTGTTGCTGGTGCCCCTGACACACTCCCAGCAGACTTTGACTTCAAAGCAGCGAAGCAATCAAAGCCTGCTGCAGCACCGAAGGGAGCCGTGGCACCTCCTGCGGCACCTAAAGATATGCTTACGGCTGCTGATGAAAACGGAGGACTGCCTCCTGAGCAGCAACTGGCGGTGAAAGCAGCCCGAGGGGTGCGTGGACTTTATCACGGAGTAATGGGTGATGAAGAATCCGCAACATCAAAAGGACAGACTACCACTGCATCTCCCGAAGCAGCACAGCTAGGTATTACCCCAGAGCACGTAGGGTACAAAGCTGGAGAGATGGCCCACGGTATTTATCAGTTTGGAAAAGGACTGTATAATGACTTGGTAAACACCAAGACACCTATACTCATACCAGACAAACCCGACACATCAAAGCAACAGCTTTTAAACGCTGTAAATCCTCCTTTAGAAGCAAAGTGGGCCGATCCAAAAGCCAACACTTTAGTAGCTAAATACATAACGGCACCCAGCCAAGCAGAGCACGATGCTGCAGTGTCGGAACTTGAAGAGTACAAGAAAACACACGGAGCAGAAGCAGTTGGGCATGCTCTTTCTTCGTTCCTACATGGCACGTTAGGAGAATATGTACCAGCCATAGGCCCCTTGGCCATGTCTATTGCCGATCAAGCTGAAAAAGGAGATATCGGAGGAGCGCTGGCCCAGATTGCGTCTCTGTATGCATTTGAAAAAGGTACAGGTAAACTTAAGGAAGGAATCAAAGAGCGAGTCAACGCTAAGGTCTCAGACCTAAACAAGACTCCAGAAATAAAGCAGGCGGAAGCTAACACAGCAGCACTAGCTAAGGATCGAGAGGTAGCCAAATCCAAGCTGGACACAGCAAAGGCAAAGTATGATCAACACGTTGCCTCGCATGAGCAGGGCATTGAGGCACCTAAACCTGTAAAGGCTGCGTACGATAAAGCTGTAGCAGAGCACGACGAAGCGTCAGCGCATCACGAGTTAGCCGCAGAGCGAGAAGCACGGTTGAAAGCAGCGCAACCCACGATCCCACAGAGAGTGGGCACGGCAGTTGGCAAAGCAGTTGGCAAGGTTCTACCTACGCCAGCACCTGAGCCAGTCGCAGAGGTTCCTGCTGAGAAGATCGAAGCTTCTCCATCGCCGTTAGCTAAGTTAGGAGCACCACAGCCATCCGTTAGCCCAGCACATGCTTCCACTACAATTCCGCAGGAGCCTACCGAGGCACCTCGGCCTTCGTACGGTCGCATTGCATTAGCCAATGATCAGGGAACCATGGGAACTCCTAAGCTGCTATCAGCCGGGAAGAATCCTCCCACTGGCTCAACCGCACTGGCTGATATAGTAGCCGCTACGGAAGAGAAGCAGGGAATTCCTAAGATCAAACTGCCGGAAGAGAAGCCCGTAGAGGCTCCTAAACCTGAAGTAGCAACAGCAGCCGATCTCAGAGCCTTGAAGGCCAAGGAAGGAAAAGTTGTTGATACTCAGGATACGGTTGAAGGTCGCGTACACAAACTTCTACAAGAGGCGCTGAAGCCCGAGGCACCAAAGGCAGAAGAGAAAGCACCTGAAGCCCCAGCGGAGAAACGTACAGGCGAACGACGCCATGAGGAAGTTCCAGTAGAAGAGGAACGCCGTCAAGGTGAGCGTAGAGTTCTAAAAGGCATCAATGAGAAAACCTTCCAAGAGTCTGTGTTCGGAACAGGCGGGGAAAAAAGTATTGATACAGATGCGTATGCCAAAGCTACAGAGCAGGCACGCAAAGAACTAGGCACTGACGCTACCAAGGATGCCGTCATTGCACGTCGCAACGAACTAGTCGCACCAGAAGCAAAAGGTGCAGCCGGGGACGTTGGAGAGCAGTCACGCCAAGCTAACCCTGAGCCTACCCGTGCAGAGACCAAGGCACTTCCCAAAGAAGAGCCAACTGGCTATGCCGCCAAGAAAGAAGAAGTAGTACCTGCAGGAGAAGAAGGACGAGAACCGGCAAAGAGTGCGGCTCAATACCACCCAGCAGTGGAGCAAAAGGTAAATGAACTGAGCGATGAGAACCTTCGTACATTAGCGAAGGCTCACGGCTTGAACCCTGACGAGTACGATTTCAAAGCACGTGACGAGCGTCGTCACCGTGTTGAGCGTGATCAGCTTGCCAAGGACATCACAGAGCAAATGGGAGAGGATGAGAAGATCAACTTAGGACGCGCAGCGGAAGCCACCGAGAAGCAAGGTCTGTTTCAAGGAGCGGACACTTCAGCCAAAGGTAGAGCAGAGCGAGCGGCCAAGATGTTCCCACGCCTCCGTGGACCTGTGGATGAGTTCGGCAATCCCAAAGTAGCAGGTGGAGCACCTGACACCGTTGGAACCAAGGAAGCTGCAGATAAGGACACTGAGCACTTTGCAAACGCAAAGAAGGAGCTAGGGGACAAAGCTTCTATCTCTGATGTTGCCAAGCGTGCTCAAGAGTTGAAAGACACACACACACAATTGGCAGAGCACGAGAAGAGCGGTGGATCAACATTCAGTTCCAAAGGTAAAAACCTAAATGGAACCGACAAGTACTCCGTGGGATCATACCCTGATCGCACAGAGCAAGTTGACAAGCTAACACCAGAACGTCTGGATGAGTTCAAGAAGAAGAATGCCGATGTGTTGTCCAAGGAAGGACACGCGGTCGGTACTTGGAAAGACCCAGACACTGGCAAAGCAGTTCTCGATGTTACCAAGCTATACACCGACCGCGACGAAGCCATAGCAGCAGGCAAAGCCGCAAACCAGAAGAGCATCTATCACCTAGGCGGTGAAGGTGAAATACAAACTGGTGGCACAGGTGAAAAAAGTGACAAGCCTACAACTGGTCGTGTCAATAAGTTTGGTGAGATTGTCCCAGAGGTTACCGCAGAGCCGAACGCTAGGGCTATGAGGTTTGTTGTTAAGTCTCCAGAAGGTTTTAGGGCAATAGGGGACACAGCTAACCGCAAAGGCACAGCAGCTACTTTCTCCTATGAGGAGCATCTTGGGAATTACGAAACTAGAGCCGAAGCAAAGCAAGCAGCAGAGGCATACGCTAGTGACCCCAATAGCTTCCAAGGACAGAAAAAGCAACCTGCTGGAAGTCAAACTCTGTACAAACCAGAAGAAGGCACAGCTACAAAGGAACACAATGCACCTCCAGAGGGTTTCACCCATGAGTTACAACCTTCTGCTAGAGAAAAACTGAAGAGTATAAATGACAAAGGAACTATAATTGTAACACCGGAGGGAAATGTACACTCCTACGACGATTATGATCCTTCTGCCGAAGATTACACGCACTCTTCCTTGTTCAACCAGATACTGGACAACCATACAGACAAAGAATTGTCTAAGTACCAAGACGAGAGTGGTGACTTTTCTGATTATGACCCTACTGGAGACTACCACAAATTCCAAGAGGCAGGTGGCATCAGAGCCTTCACTACAGGACCGGAAGAAGCTGGCATAGACATTCATGCAGGGGCACCAGCAGGAACCATTGCTAAAGCGCTTAGAGTGGCTGATGCTTTGGGTAGACCTGAAACCACACTAGAAATTAGTGACCCTAAACAACGGTTCAAAACCGTGTTTAGCAAAACAGGAACCTATGAACAGGTAAAAAATGCTGTGCATGGGTGGGCCGATGATAATGGTATGGAAGTGTACCCCGGAGAGTCTAAGAACCCAACGGTAAGTGGCGGAGCACCTGAAAAGAAGTTACCCACAGGTGACGCTCTGATCAAGAAGTATGGCGAGTCTAGTGGAGACCCTGCACACACCACTTTCATTCTTAAGGATGGAAGAGGAGTGGCTAACACGGGGACAGACCACGACATCATGCTGGGCGGTAAAGCTACCGACAAGAACCCGCCACGTGAGCAGTTCGTAGCCGAGGGAAACATTCGTGTACGACCACGCTCTGGAGGAAAGGGAGGCCGAGAGGTTTCAATCTCTATTCCAGAGTCAGGAGTAAACGCCAAGCAGTTAGCTTACATTCAAAAGATGGCACCACAGCTATCAAGTGGGGCAGTTCTCATTGAAGTAGGCAAGCCGGGAGGCGAATACAAGGTCATACCTTACGGAGAGTCTTCCAAGGAAAACTTGGAGAACTCTTTACGTAGTCTTGCTCCTATATTGAACGACAAAGGTTCACCCATCGATGAGAATGGAAACCCCACGGTAAGTGGAGGCTCCGCAGCCGCTGCAGCACCTATGTCGATTGGCAAGATGACTGTAGAAGACCTGAAGTCTAGTCTACCTGACTTGGCACAAAAGCACTTGACCGAAGAAGAGAAGGCAAGTATCACTACTACCGCTACGGGAAAACCCCGTACGGCTGGAACCCAAAAATTTATCCAGAACATGGAGAACATTCCAACGGTGCAAGAGTACATCGACGCCGCTCTACAGGGCGAAGGTTCTAGAAAGTGGTATAGCCGTAGCACTGCAGCATTCGACGCAATGCACGAAGAAGCACCTGACTATTTCAAAGAAAGCGACAAGCAGAAGTTCATGGGCGTGCTGGCGGGAAGTTCTCCGCAACAGTCCGTGGCAATGAACCTACGCGAGACGCTTGGTTTTTGGAAAGCATGGCACGACGCAGGTCGTCCTAACTTCTCCATAGACAAATGGAAAGAGTTTGGTGAAGAAGCCGACAAGGCGTGGAAAGATGATGGAAGCCCAAGAGCACGAGGCATGAAAAAAGGTGCCTCAATGCACTGGGACTACGCACCTACAGGTACAAAGTGGAAAGCAGAGAATCTTCTACTGAAGAATCTCACTCTACCGGAGGCCAAGGTGCCAAACATCATCAAAGCTCTCAACGGAGAACAGATGTGGCCGGACCTGACTAAGAACGCAGCGTTCAAGGCACCGTCCTTCGCAGAGAACTTACGCAAATGGATAGGTGGAGAATCCACTGGTACGAAGAACGTAACCAACGATAGTTGGATGGGCCTGTTCGGCGGTATCGACAAGTCTGCGCTTTCTCGCCCAGAGAACTACCACCCACTGTCCGTAGCTACTCGTGCAGCAGCCGAAGCACTTGGTTGGGAACCAGAAGAAGCGCAAGCCGCAATCTGGTCATTCACACAAGCGCTTACGGAGAAAGGTGTAGAAGACCCGGAGATTGTACGTCACTACTCTGAGGACTTCAAAGACCTGTTAGAAAATGATCTCGAAACTAGAGACCTACTCAAAGGACTAGGAGTCAACCTTGACCAACTCGACAGCAAACTCGGAGCAATCGAAAACAAGCCAAAAGTCTCCGGCAGAAGTACGCCAACTACTGCTCACAGTACTGGGCAACTTAGAAGCCGCATCGAAGAAGCCAGAGGTAAAGGGGCAATCCCAGAACCAAAGTCAATCCAAGGGAACCTCTTCAGAGAAAACCCAGCCTTCGAGCACAGGAACAACCCCGGAGGGGGACACCTCACGCAGCTACGCGATGAATCGGTTAGGTTCAACCCAGAAGAGTTCGAACCTGAAGCCTCTCCTCTAGAAAAACTTGGTGAGAAGAAAAAGAAGGCACCACTCGGTAAAATCCGATAACTGCAATGGGGATGCTCACCCATCCCCACAACCTGAAGGTCCGGCGAATAAGCCGGGGAAGGAATTAACATGAGCTTCTACCTAAAGACACCCTTTAAACCCACCCCTGTAGCACTTATCCTAGGCACGCCTGAGTACCTATACGGCTCCTTCAACGATAAGACAGGTCCAACGTTCGGTTACGTCCAGAGCAACAGTGCAGCAGGTACCACAGGTACCTTGGTGTTTCGCATTGTGTCTGGAAACGTCCCGGCTGTGAACTCCTTGATTACAGTAGTGGGATGCGCCAACAGCGTGAACTTCAACGTAACAAACGCAACTATCCTGTCAGTGCTATGCACGGATGCTGGGATGTGCACGGTTACGTACACTGTCTCTGCTACTACACAGGCTAGCACACCAGACGGTGGACAAGTCACAATCGCACAGCCTGAGGTTCCAAACAACCTTACGGCTGCCATCGTATCTAACTTGGCGACTAACGCAGGCGCTTCCGCACCAGTAGCCGCACCAGTCGGTGCACCAGCTAGTGGTCGATCAATCAGCGTAACGTTGTCTTTGCTGGCAAACAGCACAACCTTCCCAAGCACTCTGACAGGTGTCACTGCCGTAATCCAAGGAGCCAACATGGACTTGGATAGCGAGTATGCTACGGTAGGAACCATTACAGCCGCAGGCGCAGCAGGCAACACGTATGAGTGGCAGTCTGGTCAGGGAGACGACAATGCCGCAGGGACTGGAGCACTTGCTGAGGCAGGTGTTAACATTCCTAACTTCAGGTTCTACAGACTGAACATCAGCGCAGCAACAGGCGCTGGTTACATCGTCGGTAAAATCTTGATGTAAAGCAAGACTATGCGAAATTCATAGCAAGCGGAGTCAAAGCCTCCGTAGACATTTTTTTTTACTCAGGAGACTCAGCATGGATTCTACACTACAAGACATTCAGGAACGCCTAGCACAGGTTGCACACGAAAGAGAACAAGAACGACGCGCTGCCCACGAACAAGCTATGAAAGATATAGCCTCTGCTAGACAAGAAGAAGAGTTACGACAGGCCGAAGCAAAGACGGCACGAGAAGCAGCCGATGCCAAAGCAGAGAAAAGGAAGGCCGAAAGACTAGAGGCAGAAGCTGCTCAGTTACGAGAAGAAGCCGAAGACCGAAGAGCAATAGAGCAGGAAGAAAACAAGAAGCAAGAGGCGGCAGACAACATCATCAAGATGAAGGAAGAAATACGAAAGCGCTTGAATGAGTTAGAGCACGCCGAGGAAATGGCAAAGAAAGAGCTACGCGATCTGATTATGCGTGGAACTGAAAATGTAGACACTGAGAGAATAATGCCTAATCCTCTTGAACGCTTTTTGCAAAAAGAACCATCGTAAAATATACATACACCGCCTTAGAGCGGGGGAGACGACTAGATCGTTCTCAGAACAGATAATCCTTAGAACCAGCATATGGATGCTGGCGCTATACTGCTGTAAGTAGTAAAGTCACGGCCAGCAGCGTGTGATGCAGGGTGAAACCTGCTATGGGGGAATTATGGGATTCCTATCCCCGGCTGAGTTAGCTAAAGCTCAAGCCGCATCAGAAGGATTTCAAAACGGCCCACAGCCTGCTTTGAATCCAGCAAATCTGAACACTCAAGATTCGATAGGAAATACGCAAGTAGTGACAACATCTCCTGCTCCGTATTACCCTTCTAAAGAAACACCAAACTTGCAATTAACTACAGACGAGATGCCAGCAGCGTTGGCTAACAACTTTTGTATACTGGACTCTCTTCTGGTAGGGTACACTCCGGGGTCTGTAGTAGCCATTATACAATCCAGACTGCAAGTAAGTGACGTATCCACTCCGCAATCAGTGTCCCTAACAGCCGATGCAGATTCACTTTTTCAAATATCAGTGTCTATGGAAACGGCTGGTGATGGACTACCGACAGATAAACTAGTGTGCACTGTATCGTGGACCGATCAGTCACATCCACCTGACAACAATGTAATAACCTTTGACATGGTTGGAGACGTACAGCAAATACAAATGGAGACATACCCTATATCGGTAAAGGCAGGTACGACGTTGACGGTATCCACGGCTTTCACCGCCAACGCGTTCCACTATGATATAAACGCACGTGTAGTACAAATGCCTTAAGGATAAAAAAAATGCCTACCGACAACATCAACATGGGCGGAACCTCGGTGTACACATCGACCGCTGGTATTAAGTTTCAAGACGGAACTTTACAGACCACAGCAGCTACACCAGCAGGGCCTACACTGAACATTACAAATGGAAACCCAAGTTCTTTCTACCTTCCTTTGTTACCCAACCAAACGTCTCCTTTTAGTGTTTTAATACTGGATGCACCTAACGGGTACTTGTCAATGCAAGCAGACGCAGGTGGAGGCAGCAATATAGGTGGCAACCTGTTACTTCTGGCACCTAGCTTTACAGCCAATCCACAACACGCCTTTTCTTTAACATCAGGAATAAATGACAACATACAAGGCGGCTCGGTCATACACGGCATAGAAGTAAGTGCATCGTCCGGCCCCTTGATACTGCGTACAGGTTCTTCACAAGATGTACAGATAACGCACGGCAGTGGAGCAAACGGTGTAAAGTTAGACAACAATGACAACACACTAAAACCTATTGGCACAGGTCATCTGCTCTCTGACATGATGCAACAAGGTACACCTGCCAGTTCCTCTGCACTTGGAATACAAGGACAGGTTATGTGGGACAGCAGTTTCATCTATGTTTGTGTTGCAACCAACACATGGATGAGAGCGGCACTTTCAACGTTTTAGAATACAGGCATGTCGAAGGAGTTTCTATGGCTAATACATATCCCAATCAACGTTTCACTACCAACCTAGGTTTGTCCCTGTTTGGGATGGACGAAGTATTAGCTGAAAACATGGAGATTCTAGACCAAGCGTTTGGCGCTGGTTCTTCTATCAATGTTAACGGAACACTTGTAGCTTCTCCTAACCTAAGCAGCACACTGCCAGTAGCCCCTGTAGGCAATACTCTAGTGTCATTTCAGTTCGACATCAACGGAAACATATCGGCGTATTTTTCTACAGCCAGTGCCTCTACGGTAAAGGTCAATAGCTCGACCATTGCAAATCCTAACTTCAATGACACTACTCCAGCAGCATCTGCAGGCAAGACGAATGTAACTTGGCAGAGCGATGGCTCTGGTAACGTATCGGCCCAAATGTTACTAGCTGCGACCAAGGCGGCTGTAGCTTCTAACTGGCTTCGTAACTATGACGCATCGACAGGAACATTCACTGCATCACAACCAGCAGCCTCGGACCTGTCTAACGGTACCACGGGTACAGGAGCAGTGGTACTTGCTTCAGCCATTTCTGGATTTGGAAGCGGAACAGTCACATCATTTAGCGCAGGTGCGCTTAGTCCACTCTTTACAACTAGCGTAGCAACCGCTACGACCACACCTTCACTTACGTTTGCACTCTCTACACAAGCAGCCAACGTTGTACTGGCCGGACCAACTACAGGCGCAGCAGCAGCACCTACGTTCCGTTCTTTAGTAGCAGCGGATATACCATCTTTGGCGTACATCCCAACTACAGTGATGACTACTCTAGGAGACACTATCTACGGTGGAGCATCCGGCGTAGCCACTCGCCTAGCTGGAAACTCAACTACTACCAAGATGTACCTGAGTCAGACCGGAGCAGCAGGACCAGTGTCTGCCGCTCCTGCATGGGCACAGATTGCCTATGCGGATATCTCAGGAACTCCTCAGTTGCCCCAGACTAAAGCAGCAATTGCCTCTAACTGGTTGCGCAGCTATGACTCTACTACGGGAGTGTTCACAGCCTCACAGCCTGCCTACGGAGACATCACAGCTGGAGCCATTGCTAACACCACTACAGCTACTACGCAAACGGCTGGAGACAACTCCACGAAGTTAGCCACGACAGCATACGTCACCAGCATGTTGAATCCTAACTTTGCAGGGGGCATACAGCCATATATCACAGGTGGTATAGGTGCAGGTCCATCTCCTGCAGCGTTCACAACGACGAATGCGGCTCCTGCCAGTGCTACATTAGCTTTTGGCATGCTGTTTTACGTTAGCGTCCCTATATCTATCGGACACATGTCCATAGAAGTGGTCACAGTGTCAGGAGCTACCCAAGTCACATACGGTATCTACTCGTGTACCGGAGCACAGGCCGGAACTCTTTTAGTAAGCTCTACTTTTAACACATCAACTGGGCAGTCAACAGGTGGACGGACAAACGTTATCAGCCCAGCAGTCGTACTTCAGCCGGGGTGGTACTGGTACAGTTGGGCAAGCAACAGTACTGTTCCTACATTTGCTGCGATTACTCTAAACGCCTCTACCGAGGTTGCCTTAAACAGTTCTGGAAATGTGAAGCGGTGCTTCCAGTACACTCCTACTGTTGCAGGTACGCTGAACTCTTCCATATCAGCCGTTACAGCCCAGACTAACTTTGGTGCAATGCCAGTTTGTATATTTGAAACGTAGTCAGTAGGCTACGTATTTTTATTCTCAGGGAGTACCGCAATGCATTTCGTAGCCGACTCGCTACTGACACAACTAACCCCGCTGGCACTTAAAACCGTAGTGGGAATCGTAATCACTGGCCTCCTAGGAGTATTTATGTGGCCTTTTCGTCGCGCAAGAAAAGAGTGGATTGCATTGAAAGATGAACAGAAGCTGATCCACCAAGAACTAGTAACACAGCGTACCAACTGCCTACAGACCTTGCAAACGCAAGGGGACAGGCAAATAGAACTGCTAGGCAAGGTATCCGACACCCTAACAGGCATGGCCCTGTCCCAAGCAGAGATGACAGGATACTGCAAAGCAAACACAGGGTGCTTCCCAAGGCCCCGCCGAAGAACAGCCAAGAAGTAGTAGGTTGACACCAAACCCAACTCGTGGTATACTAAATACGTGGAACTCAATGAGGAACCAATGGGACAGGTAGAACAACACGTCGCACACGCTGAACGTAAGAATCACGCAGAACTACAGCGTGAGCGCATCGCGGAACTCTACTCCAAACACGGTGGCAATGTCGCTGCTATTGCTCAGGAAATGGGCTTGGCTCGCGGCACTGTTCATCACCACATCGAAAAGATGGGCGGCATTAAGAGACCGCTCGCGGCTGGCTCCGTAAAAGGCATCGTAGAGGAGCAAGCAAAACTTCCAACCAAGAACCACGTCGAACGGTACATCTTGACTGCGGCTCAGAATAATACGTATGTGAATAAACCTTTTTGGCGTAATCTCACAGCGTTGGCTGAGCACTATGACGCGAAGATCATGGTAGGAACCTTCTCTTACAACCAGAACCATTACGGTGAACTGGCTGTGAAGAAAGGCAAAGCAAAACCAGTAGAGAAAGAACTATGGTACGATCCGCTCATCAAACCTTTCATTTCCGATGATCGCATTGAACTTGGTGAAGGTCTGGTCTGGTGTGGCGAAATGAATATCATGCCCACCTCGGACGATCCTCTCTCTGGTCTGGAGACGTACTCGCATCGCAAATCTGCAATCTTCCCGCATGTCAAATTGGCAATGCGGTCAGTTGCAACTATGCAAGGCGAGGGCACCAAGTTAAACTATACTACAGGTGCCTGCACACTGAAGAATTACATTCAAAAGAAGGCTGGACTAAAGGCTGAGCATCACCATGCATACGCCTGCCTTGTAGTAGAAGTCAACCACGATGGAAACTGGTTCGTACGCCAAGTAGGTGCAGCGCATGAAGACTGCGAGTTACAAGACCTAGACGTATTGGTGAAGAACGGAAAAGTAACCACCGGGAATAAAATTGAGTCTATTACATGGGGAGATTTACACGCTACCATGCTAGACCCGAACGTAGAGGCATTGTCTCAGGAGATGCTGGATGCATTGAGGCCCAGCACACAGTTCCTGCACGATGTCATGGAAGGCGTATCAGTTAACCACCACGAAGCGAAGAACTGTCATGCGAAGTACAAGGCGTACCTACGCGGACTGTCCTCGGTTGCTGATGAAGTCAGACAGACTGTAAGTAAAGTTGCCACGTATGAGCGGCCATGGTGCAAGACTGTTGTTGTGGACTCGAATCACGACAACTGGATCACGCGCTGGCTGCAAGAGCATGACTACCGATTAGACCCAATGAACGCTCGCTTCTTCCTACAGGCACAAGATGCCACGTACGAAGCTTTAGAGCGTGGGGATGAACGGTTCCACATGCTAGAGTGGGCAATGCAAAAGTTCAACTGCCCGAAGTCGATTCAGTTCCTGCGCACTGATGAATCATTCGTCATCTGCAATGGTAAAATCGAATGCGGAATGCATGGCCACCTAGGCCCAAGTGGAGCACGTGGCACACCACAGAACCTGCAAAAAGTAGGTAGACGCGCCAACACAGCGCACACGCACAGCGCAGGAATCTGGAATGGCTTGTACGTAGCAGGAACCAGCACAAAGCTGAAATGGGATTATTGCCATGGTCCTAGTAGCTGGTCGCATTCACACACCGTCACGTACCCTTCAGGGCAACGGGCCATAGTAACGATGTACAATGGAAAATGGAGAGCATGAGCGAACAACAGGAATACATCATTCGCACCGAGTCTGCTAGAGCTTACACCTATGGACTCGGTAAGGTCGTAGTCCCCGGAGTAGCACTGTTTGAACGGGGAACATACGGCTTAACCAAAGAAGAACTCAACGCAAAGCTAAAGGCACTGGGAAAGGTCACGCTAGGGTAATGGCTATCGACTCAGTTGTAATAGGCTTTGGATTTCGAGCCAGAAGCGGCAAGGATACAGCCGTGGCGGAAATCATTAAGCAACGTGGACTTATCAGACTTACAGATGACACTGTGAAGTTTGATCCACGCTCTACGTACTTACCAGACGGACGCTACGACATTCGCAAGTACTCCTTTGCAGATGCTTTGCGTGACGAGGTAAACGCAGCACTCAAGCGCTCTGGTGGAGCAATGAGCTTTCTCCTTGTAAATCGCCCAACTCACCTTGTGCAGGCGAACGAGAACTTTATTGAACTGCCGGACTGGGTAGTGCTGGAGGAGAACCCAGAAGTGTCTCCACAGTACCCTTACGGAAAGCATCGTACGCTGTATCAGTGGTGGGGGACCGAGTACCGTCGTAGCATAGATGAGCAGTACTGGGTTCGACAACTCGCTCAGCGCATCGAACTGGAGAAGCCGCAGATTGCTCTGATCACAGACATGCGCTTCCCTAACGAGATGGCATGGGTGCAGCAGTACGGAGAAACAGTCCGAGTAGATCGTGATGGCTTACCGCCAAGCACGCACGCTTCGGAAACGGCCCTTGCAGATGTGTCGCCTGAGGAATGGAGCATCATCCTTGAAAACAACAGCACACTGGAAGAGTTCAAAACGGGAGCGGTCACAGCGTTCGATGAACTGCTGACTAACTTTCCGTTCGGATGTAACAAGTTGCAGTAAAGGTACCTGAGACAATTCGAATCTACCTTCAGCCCACGCCAGATCAGGACGCGTGGGCTTTACATTTTGTAAGACGCGGAACTGAGGACTCAGCAATGAGACCGCGCCGAATCCGTAATGCTCAGGACTGAGCGGATTCCTAGGATTATCACATGTTCAGTTTCCTACGTAAGACAGCCCTATGGATTGTTGCTTTGCCTCTGTTGTGCCTCGGTATCGGCATCGGGCTTAACCAAGCAGTCCTCAACGCAAACCAAGATCGCTTCCCAGTACTGATCAGCAGCTACGAAGTCGCACAGTACGCTTTGGAATTGGAAAAAGGTACGCAAAGTAAAGACGCAGATGTGGTGGAAGAAGCCACGTTCAAACTCGAAGCATTGGATGCTGGGTATCTAGACGACACACATGTCATCATGACTTCCAAAACCCATCTAAACTTCCTAGCCGACTGGATCGATGCAGGTTCAGTGTACAGCCCCGGTGACCTACTGATATACGCAGGAGAGTACAGTTTGACCTACGTTCCATTTGTCTGGGTGACTGTAGTGATTGTCAGGCTGAACAGGCGAGAGGATAAATACTAAGGAGTACCAATGGACTCAGTTGAAAAAGTAGAAGCAGTACTAAAATCAGAACTGTCTTGGCTGCAGCGGCATGAGCGTTTAGTTCTTGCCGTTGTGGCTGGGCTAGTGCTGTGGTTCGGCATTGGAAAGATCGATACGCTTATTTCTAATCACGACCACGCTAACCTTGAGCAGTCGAAAGTGGCTGCTGCGGTTCAGCAAGAGAAGAACGATGCGTTGGCAAAGCAGGTTGCACAGGACAAGGCCGAGTACGAAGCACTGGCAGCCAAGATCGAAGCACGCGATGCACAGCTTCAGGCGCTACAGGTTCAACTCGTATCAGCACTGACCAAACAGCAAGCGGCAGATCGTACGATGACTCCAACGGAACTCACACAACGGTGGAACGTGTTGGTCCCTGAGGCTGGCGCAGCGGTTGCTCCAACAGGTGTTACTCTTCCGGCAGAGGGCGCACGCGCTACGGTCATTGAATTGGAGAAGGCTCCTGTCCTCACAAAGCAACTAGAAGCGAAGAACGAGGAACTGACCAACGCCCAGTCCCTGCTCAAGGCCGAGGGTCAGCAAGTCAGCACCCTAAACGACCGCGTAGCAGGTCTCCAGACGCAGGCCACGCTCGATGCCAAGGTATGCACCGATCAGATAGCTGTCGTCAAAGCGGACGCCCGTAAAGGCAAACGGCACTGGTTCTATGCCGGAATGGTCGTAGGGTTCATAGGTAGGCAGATTATCAAGACCTATACAGGATTCTAAAGGTTAGAATAACGTTATTCTAAGCCCGTGCTGAACGAATTGTGGGACCATCCACCCACTGCTATGGCACGGGTTTGTAACTCCTTTAGAATCAGTAAACGTATCAAAATGAGATTGACTGTGACGATGGCAACTCTGGGGACGTTGCCGCAGCCTGTGAAGCTGTCGTCTGGTGGGTTCAACTCCCACTCGTCACCCCAGCGGACGCGCACCGAGTGCCGAGGGGTCTCCAAAACCCTGAGTGAAGGTTCGACTCCTTCCGTCCGCGCCAAACTTTCGAAAGAGGATTCAACATGGCAACAGGCATCAACAAGAACGGCGGCACGGTAGCTGTCAACGCTCACGTGTCTATCATCGCTAAGGTAGTTTCAGTCTCTGGGTCCGGCTCGCTCGCTACGGTGACGTGCCAAGCTCCGCTCGATACTGGCACCTTCAACATCCAAGCGAACGATTGCAATGCAGTAGAGCAGTCAGCAGACGCAAGTCACGCTGCACGTACGTATGGCAATGCCTACGGAGCAGCCGGGGACGACATCACGGTAAAAGGTGTGGTCACCGCAATTACAGGTTCTGGAATCTATGCAGTGCTCACTGTGAATCTCACGGTGTCCAGCACTAGCATTACCACAGCCGCAGGCAACGTATCGTCAGCGCCAGAAGTTAGCTAGAAACAAGAAAAACCCCACCAACTCCCTTTCGGGAATCGGTGGGGCAATTTTTTTGCTCTAAGAACTTTACTGCTCTAGGTTTGCTTTGGAACTGATGAGGGACTTCTTAGCGTAGAATGAAGCCTCTTCCAGCTTGGTGCGGACAATAGAGAATTCGCGTCCCTTTGGACAAATGCTGTCCAAACCCACGATTAGCTGAGTGAACAACTCTGCGATCTCTACTGCTTTGTTCTGGCCCACAGCGCTTAGTGTATGGCCTTTGAAAAGAGGATCGATACCAATGGGCGCGGCGATAGACGTAGCAATTGCCTCTTCTACTTCTACAAGAACAGCACGGTATTCAAGCCCGTCTGTCTGCGCGGCAATTTCTTTCTTTGCGCTTTTCAGGCTATCAAACTCGTACGTTCCATGGTGCCCTGCTGCATCCTTAACGGTCTTTAGGCCGTTACTGGAACGCAACCAACCGCCGTTTGTTAACTTGAACTCGATAATGTATTTCATAGAATGTTCTCCACGTCCTTGAATGTGATTTTGGTTGATGCCAAGCTCTGAATCGAAAACTCAAACTTCTCGTCCTTGGGATTGATCTGGTCGATGACCAAAGCATCTCCCGGTGCGATTTGCCCCGATGACACTAGGCCAGCTAACGGTAGACGTACACGTCGTTCAATGGCACGCTTTAGGTCTCGCGCACCGTATTCCTGACTGTAGCCTTCCTCCAACAACGTGAACTTCGCTGCCGGGGTAAGCTGATAAAGGAACTTGGCCTTAGTCCAGAACATCTGCTGGATAATGCCTAGCTCAATCTCCATGATCTGAGCAATCTGCTCCTTGGTCAGAGTCTTGAAGGTCACCACGTGATCCAGACGATTCATGAACTCTGCCGTGAAGTGCTTCTTGGCAGCTTGCTTGGCTACATCGTCCAGCCTACTGTCATCCACGATCTCCACCGCATCGGTTGTGCTGAACCCAAAGCGTTTGACTTGCATCTGCTTAGCGCCAAGGTTAGAAGTCATGATGATGATGCACTTCTCGAAGTTGGTTACACTATTATCTCCGAGAGTGAGCGTAGCCTTGTCGAGCACGCCCAGCAGCAACTGCCACAGCGCGTCCGAAGCCTTCTCAATCTCATCGAACAGAACCACGCTAAGTGGCATGCGGTCTTTGTGCAAATCGTCCAACCGCTTCTGAGTCAAGAGTGGAGGAGTTTCCCTGTGTCCCAGATAGCCCGGAGGTGAGCCAACTAACTTAGCGATCTCGTGGCTGTGCTGAAACTCTGCGCAGTCTATCTTAAGCATGCCCTTAGGGTCTCCCACCAGACCCTCGCATAGCACTTCCACAGCGTGCGTCTTGCCGGACCCTGTAGGGCCTAACAATAGCGCGTTGCCTGCTGGCCTACCGGGAGCGCCTAGTCCTGATAGGTGCACAGCGACCATATCCACCAGCACCTGCGAGGCATACTCTTGGCCCACTAGGCGAGTAGACATCTTCTTCAGCATAGGATCAAGAATTGGATTGCGCTTGGTAAGGTCTAGTACACGTTTTGGTGCAGTGCCGAAGAGTGCCATGGTGTTCTCCTTATCGCAGTTTGATTGTGCCTTTGCAGGCGTCTTTACTGTCCCCGATGTATATGTCGCTCAGACCACAACGCTTGCATACGCGGAACTCGTAATCTTTGATGCCCTGCACTTTGCCAAACACATGCTCCGTGAACGATGTAGGCTTCCAGTTGTAGTGCTTACACGTAGCACTATGCTTGTAGTCTGGGCCTTTTGCTCCGCAGATGCAATAAGGACCATTGCTGGGAGGGTTAGGTTTATCGCTAGGGAAGCGCCCAGAGTCACCACCGAACATTGAGGGAAATAGTGCTACATTTTTGTCATACTTTATGAGCAACGGCCTGATGCGCTCTGCTTCGTGCATTGTGGACGCCAGCATTGCGGCCTGCCGAAGTTCTGCCGGGGTGATCTCATAGTAGCCAAGCAGTGCACGCATCTGATCTACTGCTTGGCGGAATGTGCTGTCATACTTATAAGCTTCTTCAGGTGACATCATCAGTTTGCCTCCAAAATCAAGTACAGGAATTCCTTCAGGTCTTTCACGCGGGGAATGCGTGGATCGTTGAAGGTTTTATTATGGGACGAATCTCCAAGGTATACCCGTGCACTTGGCCGTGCCGCCAGAACGTCAAGGCAGTTCTTTGGGCGGTCATCAAGGAACGCGTCTAGCTGCAGCACTGTAGCCATGGGGCCTTTGTCCTTGGCTATGAGTACGTTTGGCGCTAGGATATCCGCGTGTACATTGAACCAGTACTTTGTCTGCTTCATGGGACTGGCTCCCGGTGTATCGAAGCGATTTGTTATAAAGAATACATCATGTCTAAGAACAACCAGCTTCAGTAGTTGTACAGTTTCCGCATCGAAAGAAGGCAGAGGTGCTAGGTTAGACCAAAAGTCTTTTATCTTAGAAACTTCCTTCCACGAACGAACTGTCTCATCTGCGCTCAATTGAAGGTTGGAACCTTCCCAGTCAATAGGGGCAGTTCCCACAGGTGGCCTACCGAACAATTTGAACAGCAGACGTACGTATGAACTTTGGAAATCTGCGCAGATATCGTCAACGTCAATGCCGATCTTCATAATGTAGGCCCTCCTTTGGGCACACTAAATTTTACTCGGGGCGGTAGCTCAAAATACTCCTCCAGAGTCGTGTTAGGCGAAACCCCGAGATTCCTCGATAGATTCTTCGCCCACAACCGGGAGTTTACTGCGTACAATTTCCCAACCTGCAGCAGGGTCATTTCCTGCTTGTAGAACTTTGATTCTCCGATCAACATCTTGTCTATCTGATGGTACAACGCCGCGTAGCCTGCTGCGCTGTTGCGGAACTTTACGTATATCAATCCACCACGCTTATACGTACCTACTTGTCCGGGGTACTTCTCACCGTGAATCATTACCGTTAGATCGCCCGGATTGCTCAGTCTGTTTGGGATAGTTCCCTTAACATAGTAGCCTTCCGTACGTGCTATTGCGTGCGCAAACGCTTCGACCTTATCCTGAGACTGTGCGAAACTAAATAGTGTCGCGGTGAGTAGTGAAGTCGTCAGGAGGATGGTTCTTATCATCAGGAATCTCCTTTGGGTCTTTGGGCAGGTCATTGATTATCTTGGCGTATGATGTCCCGCTGTACTCTGCCTCAAGGTGATGTTGCAACAGGTCCAAGGCTACGTCTAGTTGTGCGGCTCTTACCTGCTCTAGCTCACTGTGGTATCCGCCACGTGTGAGAATAGCATAGCATGTGCTCCAAACATCCTGCAACTCCATCATATGAGTTAAGCGCGTGCCAACGTCATCGGCCTTGAGCACTTTGTAGTCTCCAGTCGGTTCTCCTAACATGTCACCTCCCCGGACCATTGGCCTCTAGCCAGTCTCGGTAATTTTCGTTATCTCTCCTACCATATCTCTCTCTGTACAACTCCTGTGCCAACTGTCGTACCAATTCCCTAAGGTCTTCTCCGATGGATGGTATGTCACTGCGATATAGGTTGAGTTTTAATTCAGAAAGCATGTCACCTCCAAATAACACATACGGTAATTCCCGCCGCGAAGGCGAAGTAGAGAGCGTGGCGAAAGTCCTTAACGCAAGCGTAGCCGATTGCCGCGCCTGCGCTTTGAATGACTCCAGACCACCCAATGATTTGTCCCCAGTTAAGCCCGTGTAGGTTCATCCTCTACCCTCTCCACTGATTCGCCCTCTGCTAAATGAATGATGGCTACTGGATATTCAAAACTCCAGTTGCGCATGTAAGCTGTGGGCAACGCATTAGAAGTGTCTACAGGTTCGATTGCTGCTTGTACTCGATTCACGGTCACAATATGGTTGTGGTCGTGTTGGTAAATGGAGTGAATACTTTCGAACTGCCGTCGTACTCTTCCATCTGCTCCGATGTGCTTTACGATCATACCACCTCCAGTGGATCAGTTGATTTGTAGAACAACTCACGTATGGCACGTAGCATGATGATGCATCCCTCCGAGGCATTGCCAGAAGGTGTAGTGTCCCCGTGCATAAAAAATCCACCACGTCCAAGCATGTCATTGTCCTTGTCAGGTACCAGAGGAATGGCAAAGGGTCCGAGGTGCGACTGTAACACCACTGCTCCGCGAGTGTAAACACCTACCGGAAGTGGACCTACACTTTTCACGCCTTGCATGTCAGCGTTGTTAATGCCCTCAGGGTTCTTCCCACAGTTGCCGCCTGCATAGCCCTTCGCTACGAAGTTGCCTTGCGGATCGTACAGCTTTCCTGTCTTCTGTTCGTACTTCCAATTCATAGTTCTCCTTAGTGAGGGTGATGCATGATCCACCACAGTCCGAATACCTGCACACCTAGGGTAGTCAACTGCAGCAAGATCGAGATCATAGAGTCAACAGTGCGTATTAGCTCTTCTCTCTCGTGGTTTTTGTACAAGTGGTTGAAGAATGTCACTGTAACTTCTCCTTGGGTTTGAGAGAGTACACGCTAATCAAATCGTGACACCCTACGTAGTCAATCATTTTGTTCGCTCTGGTGCGGTAGGTCAACACCATAGGATTAGTCATGTTCAAGAACGACTCCGTAGGCGTACCACAAAACAGAATGTCCTCGGTGAACAGACCATAGGTTCCAATCGGCTGCACTCGCACGGCGAGTCCTTTGCCGTTTGCTACGTATGCCACAGCGATGATCGCTCCAGCCTTATACGTGAACGGGTTGTCCATGTACATTGGAGTGCCAATAGAGTTCACATGCTGTTTGCCTACGGCACCGTGCGAGAAAATAGACAGCAGGCAAATAAGAGCCACTAGGGCTACCCCGATTAGGTAGTCCACAACGAATTGCTTAAGTAGTCGCAACGGTCACCTCCACGCTTTGATTAGGAACGAACAAAGGTACGCTGGCAATAACTACCGACTTAGGTGCTGGTGCCTGAGACTTCACCTTGCAAGCCTTGCGGCAACCAGTGCAGCGCCAGTGACCTAGACCCTTGGACTTGTCCTTGACCTTACCTGTCTCTGGGTCTTTAGCTGCTTCCTTTGCCCCTGCACGAGGCTTCGTAGCTCCTACATTGCAGCACACAGAGATGTACTCACGGACAGGACCACGGTTCACCGGAGCCTTTGCCACGGGCTTCGACTTCTTAGCCCAGCGTGCTCGCTTTGCGTTTCGTGTTTCTTGCTGAGGCTTCTGTGCGCTGCTTTCTGAGGACTTCGGAGCGATAGGCTTTGCGGTCTTTCCGGCTGAAGACTTGTTCTGTTTCTTCATCGTTAACCACTTCGGCTCCTTGGTCGTACTTGTCGAGGGCTTGGTTGAAGTTGTGGGTGTCTTGCTTGGTAAATTGTTTGCAGCGCACATTATTGTCTCCTTAGGATTTTAATATTTCACAAATCTCTCTGGTGCTAGTTGTTGTTTGTACTGTCGAAACCTCCTCATAAACTCCATCGGCACTCGACCGCTCGCCTCCAGCATGTCTTCGTAAGTATACTCCTTTACGTACTTGAAAATCAACTCCTCGGCTTCAGGGCACGGCTCGTAGAATTCTTGCAGTGCCACGTTGCCTACGGTATATACCTCACCACGCATTGCCATACGGTCTGCGAGCTTCACTGTAGCATGTTGCAGTTCGTTAGGCGGTGTAATGCCGTGCGAGGCGTACGCAGCAATAGACAAGTCCTCTTCGAACGCTTCTATCTCTGCAGTCTTAGCAGGCTTCGGCGTGTCCCCTGTGATCACCTCTGGGTTGTCGTGAAACAATCCGTCGAACTTCAGATGTGAAGGCAGAAGATCAGCTACGACAAAGCAGTGTAAGGCTACTGAGAAGAACCTACGTCCGGCCCCAGCGAAGCGGCCTTCCCTCGACAACGATATAGCTGTGTCGAGTAGAGAAGGTGCTCCACCGGGGAAGGCGATCTTACCTGAGTACGTGTAAAGTGAACCGCGATGGCTAGACATTGGTCACCTGCCCAACTGGTTGCTCCTCTTCTTTCTTGATCAGTGCTGCTACTCGTTTTTGTAGTAGCTCAATCACATCCGGTCTGGTGCTTAGAAATGACTTCAGGTTCTCCATTCCGTTAGCGATTTTTTCTGGACCCATAGGCACGGGCTTGCCGTCCTTTAGCACTGGTACTTGCTTGCCTTTTTCTTCTTTCATCTGCACATTGCCAAGGTCAAGCCAGTACCAACTTCCTTTCATGTCGAACAGGTTGCGCCCAGCCGCGAACTCAATCATGTTGTCTACTTTGTCGAATCCCGGTTGACGACCTTTGCCGGGGTAGATGAGATTAATCTGTGTGCGCCGGAACGGAATTCCGCCTCCATTTTTAACACATCGCAGATCAATGCTGTGCCCAATAATATTTTCCTTGGTGCCTTCCCAGATCGCTTCTTTCCGGCTGATGCTCAAGCGCACGCTGGAGTAGAACTTCAGGGCGCGTCCACCGGGAGTAGTTTCTGGATTGCCGTACATCACACCAATCTTCTCACGAATTTGATTCAACCAAATCAAAGTCACCCCGTTGCGAGCGGCTTTGCCTGTTAGAATGCGTAAGGCTTGGGAGAACATTCTTGCTTGCAGTCCCATGTGCTGGTCACCAATGTCACCAGCAAGCTCGGCCTCTGGAACTAAAGCAGCGGCAGAATCAATAACTGCCAAAGTGATAGCACCAGACTCTACCAATTTATCCACAGTGTCCAAGGCTTCTTCACCGCTGTTAGGCTGGTTGAAAACTAAGTCGTCAATGTTAACTCCCAGCACCTGTGCATAGGAAGGTTCTAGTTTATGCTCTGCGTCAATGTAGGCTGCTATGCCTCCAGTGCGCTGTTCTTGACCTGTTATGTACAGTGCTGTGGTGGTTTTACCAGAGGACTCGGGTCCAAATATCTCCACAATGCGCCCACGTGGGATTCCCCCATATTGTAGGACATCATAGTCTAGTGTGGGCAGTTCAGTCTGTATACATGGTACCCTAAGTACAGGCTTATCTCCCAAACGCACTAGAGAGTTCTTCACTTCTCGCCCTAAATTCTTGATTGAGTGCTGCTCATCTAGTTGTTTGCTTAGTCTTTCTATTTGCTTGAACTTTTCTGCGTTGCTCATCCACAGCCCTTTCCCGTGCAGCTTTGGCTTCTCTCTTTGTTTTGAAAGTACCTAGCCATGTTTCTTTTCCGTTCCTACATGTTCTTGCGTACCACAAACCAGAGGCTTCGTGCCAACCATAACCTTTGCCGTAGGCTCTTTTGTTCTTCTGTTGTTGGCTTCTAGTCGCCCATCGCACGTTTCCCGGTTCGTAGTTACCGTCGTTATCTTCCCTGTCCAGTGAGTGCTCCGATGTAGGGCGCGGTCCAAGTTCTGCAATGAACTCTGTGAAGGAGTTGAACAAGAACTTTATGCCACGCCCACCATGAGAAGCCCAACGTTGACTATGTGGATTAGTGCAGCGATCCTTCGCTGTCTGGTAGACCTGATACTCCGGTCTGTACGAGTTCTTGGTCTGTTCCAAAGGTGCCTCCTACGATAGTTGCTGGGGCCTCGTCCTGAGGCTTGCTGTTGATTTCCGCTGCGAGTGCAGGGAGTAATTGTGAAGAAAGGAACCCGTGGAACATCTTTGTGAACTTCGTGCCTCTCATTGCAACAAGTGCCTTGCCACCCTTAGTGGTTAGCACAGCGTGAATCAGGTCTAGATCGACGTAAGGATTTCCGTCTTTATCCTTCGACATGAAGTAGGCTGTCCAGCAATGAATGCAGTTATTCTTTGGATCGTGGTCCTTGGAGAACTTCGCTAGGTGACCGCATGCGCGTACGGTGCCGTGGGTGGTGGTTATCCACTGCCTGCGTAGCTGCCCAATCTGCTTGCGTGTAAAGTGCTGTGGAGGTGCCTCAGGTGGCACAGGTGCAACTACTTCTTCAATCGAATTGGTCAGGTTCTGTGTCGTCTGCTCTGAAGACTCCATTGGTCACACCTTTCATGTAGCTACGGACTTGATCGTTTTTAATCTTGTAGTAAAGCCTTGCATACGCACCGGACGGACCCAAGCCATATTCAGCGAACGTTCTGCCGAGTGCTTCGCGTAATGTCTCTGAAAGTATCTCCGTGTTTTCATTGTAGACGGCGCGAAGGAATATATCGTAGAACCTCTGACCTACGGCTCGCTTAACTTTTACTTCTACATCGCTAATGAAGTCAATAGGCTCCGCAGCCACCTCGTCTGCTCTATACATCACTTGCTTCACGCGCAGCGACATGTTATTGGCCTTCAACACAGAGTACAAAGCTACTACGCAGTTAAACTCTTCTATGTAACTGTGCTTTTTCGCTACTTCACTGATCGTCATTTTCTCACTTTCTCAATCGTTGTCCGTACACTGCCATTAGCAAAGCTTCCGCTCTGCCGTCATGCTTCACCAGTTTCAATTGATCTGCCAAGGACGGGAACAGAGCCATCGCCTTGAATCTGGCTGCGCTCTTTTCTTTTCCTTGGTCTGCCATTATCTCTTTCTTCCAGCGCTGTGGGGATACTAGCTCTGTAGGTATTTCGAACGCAGCTAGAATACCTTCCCACACGCCTTTTCCTTCACCGAAGCAGAATGATGATGCCACTCCCTGTTTCGGCATCGAATGAACGTTCTCCAGCACTGCCAGTACATCTTTACCAATATATGGCCTCAACAATGCTGCCATAGACCCAAAGAGATACCTGCGTTTTGTTTTCTCACCTTCAACGACGGCAGTAGGAGTGTCATACACCATTACACCCTCATTAGGTATCAACACCCCCACCGCTCCGCTCAAGCCCGGATCGATTCCAATGTAGATCACTAGAACACATCCACTGTGCCGTGCTGTTCCACGGTTGTTATGCGAATGTTAATTCCTCCATCTTTCTTTAGGAACCGTTTGGCTTTTCGTGATACTACTTCAGAGTCGTCCCCTAGTATCCACAAGCATTGGTATTGATTTACCGTGCGCGTCCCACGGGCTTCGTACTTTACGGACCAGAGACGTACTGATTGGTTTGCCATTATTCTTTACCATCCTTTTCAAGAAATTTCATGGACTTCAGTTTAAGCTGCGCTCGACCTAGGCCGCGCACTGTGCGTTCTACTGCTGAGCTAATTACAATGCCCTCTCGGATGTGCTTAGCTCCCGGCACAGCAGACGGCCCTTCTACCAGCGCCTTGATCTTTGCTTCGTCATACGGACCTGAGTACAGCACAGGTACCACTCGGCTTGGCTCTGTAGTCCATCTAGTGAACCATTGCTTGTCCTCCCACCTACCGTCAGGAAGAAGCATATCGAATATAAAGAGTCTTACTTCTCTTTCTGCACAACCGTATGCATAGCCCTTCTGTGTAGGGGTAACTTCTCCGTAGAAGGTGATGTTAGGGTATGCTCTGCACATCTCTTCAATCCAAGGCAACTCCCTCAACGCCCTGCGCCAGATGCACGTTGACTTCTCGGACTTCCACAGGTTCTTGGAACCCACGTGCATCTTCTCGCCGTCGAACATGTACCGCGCGTTGCTGCCATGGATTTTCTCCGTGACTACAACTTCCTCTCCCTCTGCGAATGTGCGTGGGTAATTTTTGAACCCTTCCACATCATAAATAGGGGCGAACTGCTTAGGTGCTTTGGTGCAGTCCGCTCCATAAACCGCAGGGCGGTAGATGTACAGTTTGGCAAGGATGAAGTAGAACCACCCTCGTAGCGACTTCGGCCAGCCCTTGTATTGCTTACCGTGCTGCTGCGTGTTCTGCGCAGGCTCTGGCTCTTCGTAGTGCGTGAAGCCCAGCAGTTCCGCCACGTCGTCGCCCTCAGCCCAATCCAACGGGTGAATCTTTGGGTTGTACGGGTCCAAGAACTCTAGGATGGGCATTAACAGTCCCTCGCTCCATTCCTTGCGGAACTTCCGTACGGTGACCCTACGCTTACGCTCAGGGACTCCACCGGGGAACTCTCGGTCGTCCCACAGAAAAGCAAACTGCTTGACGGCAGGAACGATTGTATCAGGTTGAACGTAGATCGCCAAATCTCCAACCTTGTACGCGTCCTTCTTCACCACACACTGGTAGCCTCCGATGTACACAATGCCCAGCGTGTCGGCGTTTGGGTGAGGCAGAATCTCTTCGATGCGAACTACATTAACTCGATGCGTGCTGTTGCTCATAAGTCCTCACTTCTTGTTTAGTTTTGCTATCAGCTTTTCGGTCTCTAAGAACTTCTTGCGAAACTCCTGAAGCATGTGAATTGCTGCGTCAATCTTGTCGATGTCCCCAGCGCTGAAATTCCAGTCAATCTTGTGCGAGCAGTCTGCCATCACCACAGTGGATGACAGAGAGTATTCCGGGGACTTGTCCTTGGGTTTGTATTCACTTATGGATATGTAGTATCCAACGCTGGACCCACAGTTTTCAGGATCAATAAATACACTGTTTTGCTGAATCATGTTTGTCTCCAGAAATAGAAATGGTGCCCCGGAATTTCACCGGGGCAATTCTTAGCGTGTGCGTAGGGGATGTTCGAACTTCAGCCCAACCCACGCCGGGGTAGGAGCATTGATCAGCGCCTCTAACGTCTCAGCGGCTGCTGTGTAGTAGGCTATGCCTTTGTTAACAGACTCGCTTGGCTTCTTTTTATAGAGCCTCTGTAGATGTGTGACGTATTGGTCAAACACTTTGTTCATGGGTCTCCTTTAGATTGGAATGTTTGCTGTGGCTACTGGGACTGATGGTCCGTTCTCCATGGGAATTACTGCGTTGAAGTTTTGAAGGTTAGCGTTAATCTTACCCTTCATCTCTTCGGTGTAGTCTCGCACTTGTGACCTAGCTCCGTCGTAGTATACGTAGCAGGAGCCTCCACTTGAGTAACGCGATAACCCTACAGTGAGGCGCATCTTAGGTTCGAATGACACGTTGGTAGAAGAGAAATCCTCAGATGCATCTTCGTATGCACTCTTGGTCTGCTCTCCAATAGCCCTACGCCAGCCTGTGATCATACAATCACAGTCCTTAGCCACTTGGCTGCTGCCGTCCACGTCGTTCGTACTGATCGTTGCACCTTTCTCAATCCTCTTAGGCTGCAGGATGCGTACCATCTTGATTTTATAGTCCTTTGCGATGGAGGCAAATCTTTTGCTTAGTTGAGACAAGTAGATCGTGCGGTGCCCCTGATGCTTTAGAGACTCATCGCAGAACTTGTGCAGGTTGTCGAACATCACCCACTTCACACCATAGCGCCTGATACAGTCCTTGATTAGTTTGAAGATTGAATCTGGGTCTTCCTGCCATTGCATGGGGTACGCGAAGTACAAATCAGCACTTCTCTTCTGTTGAATTTCCTTTGCCTTTATGCAAGCGGCTTTCAACTCAATCAACTTAGCTTTCGACTCAGGTGTTCCCGGCTCTGTGATGGTATCCTCAAAACTTGTAACCTTTGCCACCCACTTGCGTGCTAGACGCGCCTGTGTCATCTCCAAGCACACTACTAGGCCGTCTTCTCCGTACGCCTCAACCATGTGATCCAGAAGATTAAGTCCTAGTGTTGTCTTGCCAATCTTCTCAGGAGCCACAAAGTCAATAACGTCTCCGTCTTCGAACCCAACGAGTTTGTTTAAGTCCTTCCACGGAGTGATGTACGTAGGGGCCAAGTCTGTCTTGCCGTCTAGCTCATCCATCAGTTGCTGCAAGGCGTCCTTGGTAGGCGTCACACCTGTTACATCGAAGAGCACGGCATGCTTCTTCATTATCTCAAAACCTTCTAGTGTGCCGCCACCTTTCTGAAACCACTCGTTGATGTCTTTGCCTTGACGTTTGTGTAAGCAGACAACATGCTTGTCGGTGCCGTCCTTGATTGTGTAACCTTCGTCGTTGCACAGCTTGCACTCATCAAGAGGAACAGTTACCTCGAAGTATGGCAGAGTCATCTTCCAGCATTTCTCAATGCCTATGCGTGACGCGATCTCCTGAGATGACTTGCGTCCTACTTTGTCATCATCATACATGATGTACTTCTTCAGGCCGTCCCCTAGTTTGTCCAGAGTTTCGATCCACGCTGCCTTCTTTACGTTGGCTCCCGGCACACCTACTACGTTGTGCACTCCATAACTCAGCAGTGTGATGGTATTGAACTCTCCTTCAACGAACACTACGTCGTGAATGTCTTCGTTCAGCACCTCGCCGTTGTACAACGGAGCATCCCATCCTGTAGTGGATGTGAAGTCCTTGGGGGAGGGTGGGAGGGTACGGAACTTTGCGTACACTACGTTTCCGTTCACTAGATAAGGAGTGACCAAGGCTTTGACGTTACCAGCCTCTCGGAAGAATCGCTGTGCTACTAACCCCAGTTTCTGCTTTTCAATAATCTCCTTGGAGAACCCACGGACGTTCAGAAGATAGTCCATGGCATCAGCGTCACTAAGAAGATTTGCGTGACACATGTCCGCATCGGGCAACTTCTCTGGCTCGTCCTTTGAGCCGTGCCCAGCCCACTCCCTGCGAGAGTCCACGCCTGCAATTCTAACACCCAGATGCTCTTGGAGAGTACGTAGGTTTCCGGTCTTCTGACAGGAGCCGTGGTGACAAAAGAAAAGGCCATCGCGTGTAGACTCTTCGGGATCACAGCATGCAACGTAGAATTTGAACTCGCCCTTTTTACAGAAGGGGCATATCTCTACAGGGATTTGACCCCCGGTTAAGTCCCCGTGGTTCCATCCCTGTGAGATGATAAACGCCATTGCAGCGCTCTTGCTCAGTTCTAACGGTATTGCCTTGCTCATTTATTGTCTCCCAAAGTTGTGCTCCAGTACCCAGCCATCACCGCCGCACGTTCTGCATACTGAAACATAGGCTTTGCGAGCAGGCGCAATGTGTATGTGGCCATAGTTACATTTCACTTTGCGTCGTGGCTGTGCTGGTCTTTTTCTCTTGTTGCCTGAACCTTGGCACGTAGGGCAATTTACTCTTTCTAGAGCCATTGGTGCTCTCCTTTTATTGTACCGTTCTGTCTGGTCCTTGGAACAACGCTTTGCCTACCTCGGTGATTTCGTAGATTCTGAACCACCGCCCTGTCATAGTGAAGAGTTGTCCGACCTTCACGCTGCACTGCTCGGTGATGTCCTTGACCAGTCCTAGGATCACTAATTGATCAGTGTCCCTGACGGTCTCCATGTACGTTTCATAGTTCTCCTTGCCATCCTTCTCTTCGACCGGGACAACCTGAGAGAATGCTCCTAGGCCGCTGGCGTATGCTTTCAGCCTAGTCAGTTGCGCTTCGTTAATCTGTGGAATTGCCATTACTCCTCCCAACTGATCTTCTGCGTACCTGCAGGTGCTATGCCATTTGCGGAGGTGAAGGAAGACTCAGCTTCTAGTTTTGTGTTAAATAAATGAGTACTGAATCCTACAAGGCCATGTCTGCCACTGTACTTAGCCACTGCTCCAAATGCCACCCAGCCTTCTTTCTTTTCAGAAGCCATGCGCAGGTCATTCACAGAATCTCCGGCATTATGGTGGGTGAAGTACTTACCATCAGAGGACCATGTATCTACTTCATCGCTGTCCTGTATAAGGCCGATGATAGGCTGGTCTATGTCTGCTTGCGCTTCTCCAATGATAGCCACAGGCTTACCGCCGCGTGTTACCACGGGCTTCTTCAATCCAATTGCTTCCATCTTGCTAAACGGTTTCATCGTTTTCTCCTCGCTTGAAGAAGGTTGATCGCTACGCTTGCTTGGCCAGCGGTTATGCCTGTCTGAAGTCTGCATACAGGACACATCGCTGGGAGCGTCTTATGAGTTGGGTTAGGACACAGACAGTATAACACAGGTGTATTCTTGCTTAGTGACCTTAGCAATTTCTTTGCAGGGTCCGTGGCAGGGTATGTATGCCACTCTGCCTCTCGCGTCACCAGTTTCATACGGTCTGGACGGCACCTTTGCATGACTTCATCGGCTGATGTAAACGCCTCTTGAAGTGTGTTGTATATGCCTAGCTGCTTGTCCTCAACGCTGGTGGAGGAAATGGACAATACGTACTCATCCAGATCGTTTGCAGTAATGTTAAGCCTCTCGTGTTTGAATCTAGAGAACGCTTTGGCATCCTTCAGAGTTTTGCTTTCAGGAATCTGAAGTACGTATGACCCATCGCTACATCCCATCCACGTAAGCTTAGAGAACTTCTCTACTTCTTCCGTGTACGGTGCAGCGAACAAATCAAGGCTCTCGATGTAGGCATCTACCTTGGTGATGTCCGTCAGTTGCGAAAGATCAATCGTTGGATACTTCTCTTGCAACTCTTCCATCTTATCAGCAACCGCTGTGACAGACTTACCCTGCAGGTCCATCTCAGGGTTGAGTCCGAGAAGACTAGGCAAGGTGACGAGGGAGCAGCGGCGGTTGTTATCGACAACATCCACGATAATGCAATCTTGCTTTTCCAACCTAAGCCCTCGTTGAATTGCTTCAAGAAGGTTTCCTGTGCTTGCCTGAAGGCGTGTACCTCGACCGATGCACTGAGTGTATTTGCTAGGGCTTTTAGTTGGTGCTGCATCGACAATGCATGAGACTCGCCAGTCATCATAACCCTCCGTCAACAGTTGTGCATTGCATAGCACAGTAATCTCTTTTGCTTTATGCTTGGCTAACTTCGTTGCACGCTCCGGGTCAACTCCCCATATCGCCTGCGCATTTACTCCCATGGCGCGGAACGCCTCGGCCATGTCCTTAGCGTGCTGAATCTGCACGCAGAACACCACCGTTTGGCGATTCTCGCAGTCCTTGCGCCACGCATTGACTACCGCGTAGTTGCGCTCAGGAGTGTTAACCGTGGTCTCTAGCTCATCCTGCTGGTAATCCCCAGCAGTGGTCTTGATGTTGCTCAGGTCTACTTTAGTCTTCAACCGAAAACCATGTAGAGGAACTAGCCAGCCCTCTTTGATTGCCTTGCGGATTGGGTAGTTGAATACTATCTTCTTGTACACCGACTTCAGAGACAGAAGCTCTTCGTCGTCCAGAACGGTCAACTGCTTCTTCTGGTTGCGCGTCAGGTTCTTGCGCTTGGGCGTTGCTGTGAATCCGACCAGCAGGCGCGTAGAGTCAGGTTTTAATACCCCCGTTTGCTCGAATACGTTAAGATACGTTGACGCAATAGAGTGATGCGCTTCATCACAAACGACGCAATCAAAACCACCAAACCTACCGAGACGAGCAGCCCCGTCACGACCAATACTAGCATTGCAACTAACCACGATGTCACAATCAACATCAGCGTATTCATTTGCCATCTCCTTGCCGATCTTCCAATCGGGGTTCCACTCACGCAGTGTTTCAATCAGTTGCTTTACCAGTTCGTCGCGGTGTGCGAACACCAGCATCTTGCCGGGGAGAAGGTCCAGCATGTAGCGTCTGATGTTCGCAAGGATCACCGCCTTACCGATACCTGTAGCGGCTACGACGAGTTGCTGGTAGGTTCCAGCCAAGTACTCGTTGCGAATAGAGTCAAGGCATTCGATTTGTCTTGGTCGTAGCTCTAGCACAGTGTTCTCCTTAGGTTTCTAACGTTACTATTGGGAATCCAGCTTTAGCTGCGTCGCGGTACAACTTTCTCCGCGCCTGTTGATAATCAGCTTCCAACCCTGCCGCACGTTCTTCCCAATACGCGCGGCGTGCATCTGTGCGCCCTATTGGCAGCACAAAGGACCACTCAAATGCTTTTCTTCCGCTGCATTTACTCTCTCGTTTGATCCCTGTCTTCTGTACAGAACCGTGGATGCGCTGTGCATCTTTAACACGTGCTCCGATCTCATCTTTACCTTTTAGAGACGGGTTAGCGTCCAGTATGTCCTGCCTTAGCTCGTCCACAGTGAACGTAGGTACCTTCTCTGCTGCTGTTTCTATTAGCAGCAGGTCTTTATCTAGATTGGTAGTCTTGGTTATGGCGTAAGATTCAATGCTTGTGGACTTCGTGTTAGAAATCATAGGTCTCCTTTGGGTTACTCGAATTTCCATCCCTCGTCTATGATGCGTTTCTCGTACTCTGCTTGGTCTTTGCTGTTCCATATTGCTGGGTAGTCATCAAAACCTACAGGCACTGCTAAGCCCTGAATACGAGCCACTGCTTTGCCCTCTGCATTGTGGAACACGATGGTGCTCGGCCATAGTTTGTTGTCTACTACCAGCGGCACTCCACCTACGGTCTCTTTGATGAACGGGTAGTTTGGCAGTTCATCAGGATTGAACTCTACTGTGTTGCACATAACTGCGCACATGTGCCACGACACTCGCTGAGCCTCGTGCATGCGTGCGTACGCAGGAACCTCGTGGTCCCTCATGGCTCCTATCAGAGCGCGTACGACTATAGACACATTGATAGGCTGTCCGTAGGCGTTAACTTTGGTCAGGTTGTCTATCGGCATTGCCGTCTCCTAGCAGTTTCTGTGGCTCAGGCTTGCGCATGTATAGCAGGATAGGGTTCAGTTCGTCACGTGATACGCTTAGCAAGTGCAAAGCTTCTCGCTTGGGGTCTGAACCAAATGCAGCTTGCCACGCGATACGCTCAGCGATTGTCAGAGCAACGCTCATATTAATCACAACGTGTGTGTTGCCGCCTTTGGAAGCAGTGTGTGTAAAGTAATTATCACTGCCTACTACTTGGTCAAAGATTCCCAGTGTGCTGTAGAACTGCTCTGGTAGAGTACCATCGTAGGGCCTGTTGTCATAGTCCAGCATCAGCGTCTTATCGTCTGCTACGACTACCTGCCACTGGTCATCCATGCCTGTTTGTCTAAGGTACGCTTCTGCAAACAGAGCGTGGTCTCCTCGTATGGTTCCTGTAGTGTCACTACCTCTCCTGTCCACTTCGTCCGGTCCTCCTGTGATTTTGTCAAAGCATGGTTCGCATAGTCCAGAGATGCGGTACTCCTTGGCACCTGCTGGGCTATACCACGTCGCAGTCTTCTTGCAGTCGATGCAGATTCCTTCGGTAATGGCCTCTGCTCTGGTCATGCCATACAATGCCTTTGCTAATCCGGGCAATTCCATTATTCAATCTCCTTGGTCACCATGATGTGAAAGCAATGTCTTTCTTCCTCAACCAGCACTGACTGCTGCAGTACGTAGTACGCGAGTCTCCATTCAATCCACCGCGTCTGACGTTTGGTCATTCGTCTGGACAGGTCTATTGTACACCCTGCCATATGACTGCTGGCTGTCTCTCCTTGCACAGGCGCGGCACTCGCATTGCGTCTGCGTAGCTTCTTCTGAACTGTCATCGGTCGCACAGCGGAGTCCACCATTAAGGGCTGGTGGAACTCTGCGTAGTACTCAGACGCTAGCTTCCCAAGGAAGGAGGTGACCAAGGGAAGCGCATAGCGTCTGTTAGACGGAAGACTTGGCGCGATTTTCACCGCATCGGTTATGGGGAGGGCTACGAGTCTTTCCGTCTCTACCAAATATGAAAGTCTACGCTCATCTCCAATGCGCTCCAGCCCCATCTTGTTGATCGTCTCGTTCTGAAGGAGCAGGGATTGATGGCTTGGTTGCAAAATACTTAATGACTTGTAATGCTTCCTTTTCGCTTCGGCATTGCAGCAGAGCAAAAGCAAGAGCACGAATAGGAAATAGTTCCTTCGCATTGACATTCTCCTCGTAGCTCATTGGGGTCTCCACCAAGCTGCACGCCTGAACGTAAACCCGTTTATGTCCATGGTAATCACCAAGCCATACTCCCCGTTCTTTACTGCTGTGTGGACACCAGAGTGACAACTTGAGCACAAAGTGCAAAGGTTTTCCATAGTGTCTTCTCCTCCTTGGCTTCTGAAAACAACATGATGGCAGTGAAGCCCTGAGCGCATTCCACAGCTACGGCATCTATGCCCATCTCGTTGCAAAACAGCTTTACAAAGTGCTGTGTACTCTTCTATAGGTAGTCTAAGACTCACGGAAAGACCTTATCACTTTTCCTATCTCAACAAACTGCATGTAGGTAAAGCGGTCTCCTTTGGTAAAGTTACACAACCTGCAACATACTATCAAGTTTTCTTTGGTATACCCTTTTGCGTTGTCTTTGCGGTCAAGGTTGTACCTAGACGAACCTCTGCATGTTTTGAAGTGTTTTGTCCACATTACTTCTGCACCACAGTAATGACACTCTACAACCTTTGTGAATGGTAGGAAATCTTCATACAGAAGAGGTTTACCTTGCGTACGCACAGATGCTCTAACTAGTCTGTTGTATATCGCTTCGTATGGTCGTTTCTTTCTTAGCTCTGCACCAAGGCACCCACAGCTTTTTATGTGACCCCCACGTAAGTTTCCAGACAACACTTTGGTGTACTCTCCGCAATCACACACTGCAACCCACACCCTGTGGCACATTACACCCACAGGGTGACTTAGTTCGGCAGTGATCACTAAACGACCAAAACGTTTTCCTAGTAAATCAAAGCCTCTTTTCATGCGTTCTCCTTATCAGGCAATCGCTGAAGCAATGTCGTCACCTGAGTCTAGGCGTTCAACTTCCACAACACCTACCTCTTCGTTTTGGTTGAGTTCTTCAACTGGAACGTCCCACTCTGCTGTCTCGAAGTTGAATGCCCATTCTTTGTCGTTCTCATCGATGTAGTGTGGAATGTCCACAGTGTCACCTTTGATGTCCCACGCATCTGTCTTGACATTGTACAGCATCACATCACCGTTCTCTATGACACGAACTTCACTGAAGTCCGCGTCCTGACGGTGCGTGATCTTCGTGGCATAGTCGATCCCCGGCGTGTTCTTGGCATTACCTGTGCGGCTGCTGTGCGACTTCTCAGCAACCCAGCGAGGGCTTCCCTTTAATGCAACAGGACCACCTTCCCAAGTACCCAGACCATCGGGAGTTGGTCCAGCAGCATCAAGAATACTACCGTTTGAAGTCATCTCTTCCAGATACTGTCCTCTTAGCAAGTGCTTGTCGTGCTGCTTTAGTGTCATATACTCTCCATTGGTAGAATTGGTGGTGCTTGTGGTGTCTCTTGTGAAGCAGCTACATCTCCGGGGTCTTCCGCGTTGTTCAAATCTGCTAGGAATGCGGCACATATAACCTCATCGCACGCTCCGTCACTATACTCTTTTGCATTACCATCTGCATCCCTGCCGGAACTGCCTAGCAGATGCCGTGCAAGTTCTCGTGCAGGCTTAATGACGTTCTCCCACACAGAGCGTGGGTACGTTGTGGTGCGATGGACTGGGCGGTCTGCTCCGAGTCTGCCTTGCAATCGCAGAACCTCTTCTTTGATTTGCTCCACGGTCATCTTGTCTGAGTCTAGTATGAGCCGGACGATGTGCTCGGCCATGTCCTCATTGGCGTGCGTGTCAGGATTCCAGTACGTTGACTCTGGGTCCAAGGAGTCGCATATCTCTCGTAGTTTCGATACACCAGATGGTTCGTACTGACTACGCGTCAGCCCTACGGCCTTCGTTACTTTTCCAATACGTGTCAGGTACTGAGTCTTACGTTTCTTCAGCCCTAGCTCCTCGGCACCGTAGTCTAGCAGACTGGAGAATCCCCATTGGGAAGCGTAGTTGTTTTCCTGTGCTTCTGCTAAAAGTTCGATCATATCGAAAGTCGAGATGTTCATGCTGAACGCCATGCGTAGAAGCTGCTTACGCACCTGTGCAGAACGCCCAGCAATCGCCTCGCCCACTATGCTCTGCTCATGCATCACACTCTCCCTGTAAGGACAAACCAAATGTCCATTAGGTGCCGCACATGGCTCCCTAGGCTCACGTGCAGCATCTTCACTTGTTTGTAGCGTTGTTTCATTTATGCCCCTCTTATCTGGTGGTTGAGCAGACCGCTAGTCAGGCTTTGTCTTCCGTTGCGATAGCTGCGTCTGCTTTTTCAAGAGCGAAGGACAGTTGGTCCTGATATTGTTCCGAGAGGTTACCATCGTCGCCGAAGCATTCTCGCAGTAGCTTGAGTGCATCTCGACAATCCTTCAGAATGTCAATGTACACGTCGCAATCACACATTAAAATTTCTCCTTTGACCAGTGGTGTCGTGAACCGCTGGTCAGCGTCCGTCCTGATTCGATGTTGCGTACATTGCGTCATGCTCGGCCATTGCCCTTTGTCTATTTTCAGGCGATAGCCGCGCCCACCTTGCTTGCAGATTTTTAATCGCCTCACATGTGCTGCACTTACTGTAGGGGTGGGTGATGCAAGTGCAACGCCCACCAAGGGGGTGAAGGTTAAATTTATCTAGTGTTGGCGTGCTGCTCATTGTCTTCTCCCCAGATTCTCCTTTTGACTGGTGTTGTAGCTGTCGAACATCTCGGTTCTGCGTTTTCGTCTTTGCACACGTTCGAATTTCTTTTGCGTATGTTCTTCTGCGTCGCATCGGGAGCAGTAGTAAGAGAAGAACGGGCCATGCTTAGGGCAAATGTCGTTCCACCACAGACGCAACTGCCATATAAGTTCTCGCATATACCTCCTTTGACCAGTGTTGATCTCGTACCCGACAATTCTCCTTGACTGGTGGTCTCGTTAACCGCGTGTCAACGTTTGTTCTGTATCGCTACGGCCAATCTCGCCGTATGGTGCCGTGAACCGCGTGTCACTGTTTCGGTAGTTCAACCGTGTAATCGACCGTATACACCAGTTCCCCGTAACGCACCATTCGCAGGGCTTCGGCTTTGATGTCTACCTCATCCACTCTCGGGTAGAACGCCCACCACACCTCCGCGAAGAAACCAGCCGTGGACAGGCCAGGGAACTTAGTAGCCACAGCGAGACACCGCTTTCGGATTGCTTCTCTGTTCGCCTCAAGTGCTTTCATATTCCCCCTTTTTGTGACTGGTGGTCTCGTTAACCGCGTGTCTGCTTAGAAAAACTTTGGTCCGACAGGGTTCAGCCCCTCTGCGTTCTTTGGTTGTGGCTTCAGGTCTTGCAGTGTAAGGCTACGACGGATGTAACCAAATTTCTCTTCAAGTATTGCTACAGCTTCGCTCATGCATCCGTGTTGCGCTAACTGATCATGGTATGCATTTGCCAGCTTGCTTAATGCGGTAAGTCTATTCATGATGTTCTCCTTTGAAATATGGCACTGTCTCTCCTTGCATAATAGGAAGGGACGATGTTCTGTCCCTCCCACTCTCGTTTACGGGTTGTACGTACAAATGCCCGGTGTCAAATCTCCGGTGCCTATCGTACCAACTACTGAGTTAATGCATAGCCAAGTGCTGTGTGTACTTCCAAAAACAACTCTTGTGCACACACCTACTGATCTCCAAGCAAGAAAATCATAGTCACGTATCCATGCATCAGGTATAGGCCCTCCGGGGTATCTCCAGTCAGGACTGTTAGTGTTTGTACAGATAGGTGTCACAGAATAGGTACAGACAGGAGAACCAAGTACTACTTGGCATCCACCGCCAAGCCTAAGACCAACGTTGGCAAACTTAGTGTACGCAAACTCATTTTGTATCGACCACGTAACTACAACTGACCCTACGCAACCCGTGTAGAAATAGTAGCTGAAATACTCTGTTGTTATTGCACCTGTGCCAGCAAACAGCGAGGTGCCTCCATTGGCCATGATTTTTTCAACATAGGTTGTACTTCCTCTTACAACACCATGTGTGACGTTGGAGTCGATGGTTAAAGATGAGCCAGTGGCAGTTACGCTACAGTTGCACGTACCTACGCCTATTCCGTCACCATAGAAATCCCAATCAGAATTAGAATCTCCGTAGTCGTCAGAAAATGCATAGGTGTAGGTGTAAAGAGTATACACTCCACCTGTGCAGCCCTTAGAGAACATTCCCCATTCTGCTGCGCGTGATTTTTGTGCCTGCACAAAAGTTTGCAACTGTCCAATACCTGTGGCGGTCATGGACACCTGAAGCTGTGATAGGTACTGTTGACCTAGCGCTAGTTGATCCGGTGGCTGCTGACTAAACGCTTGTGTCGCAAATGAACCCATGCTATTTGTGAGCGCAGTTACATCAGCAGGAGTAGTCAATCCTACTAAACCTATTCTTGTGCTAGTAGGAGTCTGTAGCGGAGCAGCCAGCATTCTGAAAACTAAACTGTATGCTGCGTTATCCGGTATGGCGGTTGGATTCGTTGCTCCGTTTACCAGCAGCGGAGCCTGCGTTTGCCCAAAACAACTAGCTACAAGTAAAAACAGTGTACCCACAAACTTGGTGATAAATTTACCCATTTAATGTTCCTCTAATTCTCCAGACGTTGGTATTGCTCCCCACACTTTCCCACTGCGGGTGGCCCCGGACTGAGCCGGGGTCCGCGTGGTGAGACTGCACTACTGCTTTAGCGACCAGCAGCAGCGCCCATAGCCTTCATGGGTGCAGAAACGATGTTATCGTTAGCATTTTTGGTTTTGACTCTCCGTAACGTGGCGAGGCAGAATCCGACACGAAAATGATCTCAGTCCATCGCAGTCGATAACCAGTATCAGGCCCACCGAGGGGCATACATACAGTAGGGATGCCGTTCCCCAGCTTACACTCTGCGGTCCAGTTCTTCGCTGATACGCTGCACGGTCTGAGTTAACCAGCCGCCGCTCTTGAGTGTCATGCCTGTACACAGCATGTATGTCCCTTGGTGGACCTGCTCGGATTCGAACCGAGGTGTTGCAATGCTGCAATCATTCTTTGACGTGTGTAACTTGGTGACTTACTTCTGTCGAACTTTGTAGGTCAAACCTGTGCTGGTCAAACCCTTGGATGGTTCCAGAGCGGCCTGAGCCTCTTCCTTCGTGGCAAAAAACCCTCTAAGCCCATCGTTTCCAGAGCGAACGTATTGCTTGTCCGATCCCGCGACTAAGATGATGAACCGCTTGGTGTGCTTGCCTTCAGGTGTGCGTGATTGCATTGTGTTCTCCTTTGTAATTTGTTTTGGTTCAAGGCTCAGGGCCTTCAAAGTAACAGAGTGTTCCACCGCGCCCTGTGTGCGTTACATATCTATGTACAGGCATCTTTAGGCTCTGTTACTTCGGAGACCCTGAGTCGATCTCCGGGGAGCGCACAGCTAATGCCATGCGTTCCTCCACCAGCCGGACTTTAGTCCGACAACTTAGATTTGAATCTGCTTGTTTTTCTCGGCAACTTCGTTGGTCGTGACCGAGGTGACTTGTGCGACCGGAATGCTTCCGGCTGCTGGTTCACTTACTACGGCAGCTTCTTCTTCTGCCTCGCTCGCCTCTTGAGTTTGCAGTTGGCCAGCTTCGCGGCGTGCCTTGACATCTTCGATGATCTTACCGAAGTCCTTGCGGTCTTCTTCAGACATCACCTTAAAGTCTTTCATGCCCAGCTTAAACTGACCACCGTTCTGCTGCCACGCGTACATCGTGAAGCTGATGTGCCAGATGATGTCTCCAATGCTTGTTGGAAGAGGAACTTGCGGCTCGCCCTTTGCGGCATGCGTCTTGTTCTCTGCTTTCATGTTTTGGATAATCATTTGGAACAGGTCCGCTACGTTTTGCATAGCATCTTCAAAGGGCTTCACACTTCCGCCCTTAACATTGAAGTAGTACGGACGCTGCGTCTCACGTGACGCGATGAACAAGTGCCAGAACTTACGGCAAGGAGGCAGATACGCGGAGAGTGCTTCTCCACTAATCCCCTTTGCCTTTGCTTCACGATACTTCGGCCAGTTCACGTTGTCTCCCATGGGGCAGTTTGCACAGTACAGTGCAAATGGAGTACGTGCCTTAGGGTGAGGCTGTACATTATCGAGAGAGAAGCATTCCTTAGAATCCTTCGTGTACTCTCCCTTGCGATACTTCTCGCGCTGTTCCAAAGGTTCGAACAGGATCACAGCGCGTAGCTCTTTGAACTTTTCATTCGTAGAGGTAACGCGGAACGTTCCCGGCTCAGCACCTTCTTGGCGTGTGGACTTAGAGACTAGCTCCAATGTCTTCGGCTTTAACTGGAACAACTTCGCTAACGCATTGACACGCTGTGCCACGACCAGTTCTTGTGGAGCGCGGTTAAGCACGGTCAACTGCTGTGGTTGATTTGTTTCTTCAGGCATTGTTATTAGTTCTCCTATTCCATGGGTAAAGCAAACGGTAATGCTGATGGCTCTTCTGACTCGATGTAAAATCCGGGTCCGTGTTGCGTGTTAATCTCCGCCGTTAAGGTAGTGGACTCTGTCTGCTGCGTCCTTTGCACTGGTGTGGTCGGACTCAGAGATGAAGGCTGGGTCTCCCCAACTGGAGGCGGGAGTGTAGAAACCAACGGTATAGAGTCCGGTTTCGGATTTAATGTAGACGTACATGTTGCTCCTCCTATAAACACCACGTCATCAACGCGTGGTAATATTCCTTCGGGCAAATCAGCAGTGTCAACAGCCACGTCCAACATCTTTGCAACCGCTGTGGTCACTGGCATTATTTTGCCAAGTTTCTTCTCAGCTTTCAGCCGCTCGCGCTCTGCTTTGGCCTCTGCTTTGATACGTTGCTTCTCTGCTTCCTTTGCTACCTTTGCAGCCGCTTTGTCAATCGCCTTCTGTAGCTTCTCTTGTTCCTTGGCGATTGCCTTAGCCGTTGCCTTCTGCTCTTTCTTCACAGCGCGTATAGTGCTCTTCTGAGACTTCATGCGCTCTTCTACGCTGTCCACCAAGCGAGTGAGTGATAGACATGCCAAGAACCCTTGGAAGTCTTCCTCGTAGTCTTTAGGAGTCATGTGCCATGGCTCAAACTTACCAGCTTCCTCATCACTCTTCCCAAGACGGAGAATCCATGTGTCGAGAATATTCAACTCAGGGTGCTCTTCCATCTTAGCGTGTTTGTAGCTGGCTGTCTGAAACAGGTACTCGATTTTCAAGTAGTTCGACGATTTCCAATCGATGAGGCTGAGTCGATCTTTGAATACCTCAGGGCAGCACGCCTTGTCGTTGCAAGAATCACAAATTGCTAATCCATCCATTGTACCAGCATAACCGTGCTCACGGGAATAGATTTTAGATTCCGTCTCTAACCAGCGCACGTTGTGCTTCTGCATCCAGTTGAAGCCACTGCCAGCCGCGTTGGCTGCTTGCACATCGGCAGGTATGTTTATTAAGGAGCGTACAATCCTTTCTGGATCGTTCTGCATAGCGTGGTTGATAGAGTCTTCAAGGCACGCATGCGCCATGTGACCTATGTCCCCAGCTTCATCTAGCTTTTCTTTGTGTGCTCCCTTGGCTTCTAGAACAATGGTGGTGAACTCTTCGAATGTCAGGGCCTTAATACGTATGATGCCCTCTACCATTTCCGTAGGCATAATGCGCAGCAACTTCTGCGCCATCATCTTCGCTGCCCATGGTGTTAGCATGTGAGACTTGTCGATGATGCCTACAGTATTGGTCACACCGTTCAGAGGTATTAGGTTACCCAGTTCTGCTACGCGATACCAGCGCCATTCGTCTTTGTTAAAACGCAGCGTGACTTCATCGTTGTAGAACTTGTACTCTTCCGACACATGCCCAAACTTCTGGATGAATGCTTCTAGCCCTCCAGAGCGTTGGGGTAGCTCGGCTTCGGGGTACGACTCTTCATCGGACCCCGCGCCGGACTTCTTCGCAATCAGATCAGCAAAACTCACTTACTTTGATTCTCCTTTAGCATAAGGCACGATACGATACTTTATCCCTTTGCTGCAGTACTTCTTTAACCCGCGCTGTGCAGCTGCACGGGTTTTAAAAGTTGGCCCACTTTTTCTGTGGTCAAAATTAAAAGATGGAAACCATTCTCCACCACAGTTACGTTCGATCAGGTAGCGCTTTTGCCTAGGCATTTATCCTTCTCCTTTTTCTCGTGTTCCTTCTTCAGCTTCGCGGCCTGTGCTCTGCATGCTGCTAGGTACCTGCGGTTCGTGTCTGTCACGGAACTCCTTTACAAAACGTTTTCTTAGTTCTGAGTCATGCTCCCAGCGATAGGCAGGATCAGCCCATCGCTCTCGCATAGCGGACTGCTCCTCCTTTAGGCTGAGCATCAATCACCTTCTTTAATCAAAGCGTACGGCTCCGGTTCAGTAGTCAAGCAAGGCAGTTCTGTTCCCACAGTATATACTTCAAGCGTGGCACGGTTTGGTCGGAAGTAAACCACTGCTCCATCCTTTGCGGCTTTCCGTGCGTCTGCTATGGATACGCGCTTCTGTCCGGTCTCTATTTGTTCTTGGTTGTGGTAAGTGTCGTAGCCTACAGCCTCTGCTGTCGTAGTGCGTCTGATGATTCCGTCTGCGCACACCTCTTCTCCCGGTAAAACCTCTGCCGGGAAACTAGTACCAGAGCTTGCCATAAGCCTGAGGTGCAGGTCTGCCACCTCGTCTGCGTCAGCACCTAATGCGTCAATCGTGACTATACGCTGGCCACAGAAGCTACCGACCACATCCTCATTTACGCGTTCGTTGCTGATGCTTTCACTTCTTAGATTTAGCATTCTTCTCCTTTGCGGCTTTACGCTCGGCTTTCTCTCGTTCCCTTTCGGCCTTCGCTTCTGCTGCTCGACGGGTTGCTGCTTCTCTGCTGCGATACTCGTCTAGGCGCTTGGTGGGTGCGAAAGGAGGCAGGAACTGCTGTGCAGCCCATTCACAGTACCATGTGCCGTACGTTAGCGCAGCCTGCCGCAAACGCTCACGGTCGGTGTTGTTCAGTGCTAGACGGCTCAGAGATTTGATCTCTGCTACCAGTGCTTCTTTTGTAGTGGCTGTGTCTCCTTCTAGCTTGTGAAGGATACGCTCTGCCTCTCTTTTGATAGCAAGGTACGCGTCTTCTTTTTTCTGCTCGGCCTCTTGTGCTTTGCGTTGCTCAACTTTCTTGTCGAGTTCCGCAGCGCGTACTTCTAGGTCTAGCTTCTTTTCAACAGCGCGGTCTTCCTTCTCCTTTATCCGCTCTTTGATAGCTTCAACCTTTGGTTTGTTCTCCTCAACTTTTGCCTTGGCAAGGTCTGACACCAGCTTCTTACGTGCTGCCTCAGCCTCAGCCTCTACTGCTTTTAGCTGTGCTTGAATAGCGCGTTGCTGTTTGTCGAACTCCGCTGCCGTTTGCTTAGACTCTACTGCGCGTTTGTCTGTGTGTTCAACGTCGCGCTTTATGTCACTTGTGATTCTTAGCAATTCATTGGTGGTGATAGGAACCTTTGTACCTGTCTTATCTTTGGTGACCAACAACGAATCGTTGAATCGACCGCGTTCTTTTAAGTACAAGGCATCCAAAGCAGCCACTACACCTTTGTGTGCTTCTTTCCCACCTTTTCGCGCTCTACCTAAGAACACAGAGATACATAAAGCTGTATAGGGATGATCCCCACTCGGTGGGGATGATGTCCCCGGAACAAAAGACGGAGCGTAGTAAGTTAGGTCTTTGCGAGTCTTTGGATCAACTACAAATGCAGGTATATTCCCAGCGGCCAGTGCCTTTACAATCGCTTTTACTGACTCGATGAGTGATGCAGGCGTAGAGCCGTAAGTTTCTCGGTTCTCGTTATCCATGATCTGAATCATTGCTGCATCGTCTAATTTCTTTACGATGAAGTCAGCTTCAACGAGACCAGCGCGGAGCGCAGCGGCTATGCGGTGGTGCCCGTAGGCACACTCATACTTCCCCTCCGCGTTCTTCCGTACGACCACGTTGTCCCAGAACCCTGTGAGATTGATTGAGTCCACCAAACTGACGACCTTCGCTTCGATCAGCGGGTTGGCCTTCAGATCACGAAAAGGATTGGGCAGAATGTCTTTCAACTTTAGAATCACTTAGTATCCTCCGATTCCGTCCTTGGATTGTGGCTCTGCTGCCTGCTCTTCTTCTAAATCTCGCACCTGAAACTTGGCGGTGAATTCGGTGAATGTCTTGCGGACTTTAATATGTTTGAACAGGTCTGCAATAGCGGCTCTTGTGGCGGAAGTGACGTTGCATCCTTCTCCGCGCCCTTTTTGACCAGAGTTGCCGCCTTTCAATTGTGGGAATGTCGCTTGTACGTTCACTACTTTCATTGTACCTCCAGAAGTCCAAGCATTACGTTGGTTTTGGCAAACTCCCCAAAGAACTTCAGTGCTGCCACATCATAGGCACGCGCTGCATCATAGGCATTAGTAAACCTGCCTATGCATTTACCTCGTATCTGGACAATCCATTTGCCATGATTACGCGATACTCCTTTGAAACCTGAAGAACTATCTTTGTGTGCTCGGGTATTGTGGGTGTTGTCAGCCTTGGTGCTCGGCCTAAGATTGTAACGGCGGCAGTTCAGACCATTGCGATCTTTATGATCTACTTCTACCTTTGGGTCTTCTATGCCCAACAAGAAGCGATGCAAATACATCTTTTTTCGTTTTCCTGCGTCATAAATGCTGCGATAGGCATACACAGTATTCGGTGCAACATGGGCTTGCCATTTGTATTGGGAAACAACAGCAAAGTCTCGGTCATCTAAGATTGCTGTGTAGCCTTTGGTTAGCGGCAGTTCTCTCATTTGAAGACTCTTTCAACCCTAAGTATTGTATCACAAATTTGCCCTACTTGCAACAGTACGCAGTGCGCTTCACAGCAACCTGCCATTCCTCTTCACCAGCTTCTTTGCGTATGCGCTTCCAGAACGGCAGAGTCTTCCAGTCCTTGACCCCTCGTGGAACCTCTGCGTCGAAGCACAGTCCCTTGTACTCTACCCAGCAATGCCCACAGCCATTCACGTTGTGGCCTGCAATCTTGGAGCCTTCGATTAGATCGAACACAATCGTTGCCCAATCAAAGCATTGACCAGAGTTAATCTCCTCTTCCGGCAGTCCTTTGAAGGACAATGTTGCGTGCAGGCATGCTTCATATACTTCTGCTTTGGTCACAGTGCAATCTCCTCTCGGTTGCCATACGAATCATAAAACCACACGCGTGATACTCCTGCCAGCCTGCACAGGTCTACACAATTCTTGCAGGGCCTTGAACTGCCTATGCTGCCATCCTTGCGCCTACGTGCTACGTACAGCGTAAGTCCGCTAGGGTTGTCGTAGTGCTGCCGTTTCAACAGCGCTACGTGTTCGCAATGCGTACTGCGCCAGAATGCATTCGACTGCTCTGATGCCGGATGGCTGCGACCGTACAGGTTTGCTCCTACAGACAGAAGACGGGAACCACTATACAACGCGGCTCCCATCTTCAAACCTGCGCGTGGCGCATCGCTTAGCTGTGCCGTAGCAAACGCCACGGAGAACCCCCTGTCTACTGTATTACACTTCGCCATATTAAGCCTCTCACTCGTCCATCTCCCAGTTCTCGGGGAAGTCATAGGTGTCTTCCTCTTCCTCCCACCACTCATCTTCAGGCTCATCTTCAGGAGTAGGGAAGTAGTCCTCATCATCTATTGCGAGTTTGTATTCGTACATGGCTCCTCCTTTGAGCACTCTTTGCATAAGTGCACGTCTGTCCGGCGCGGCTCTTTGCCCACACCATACGTTAAACGCGTTCCGCACGGCAAAGCGGAACCACTAACCGCCCTGCCGTTGTTGTCGAGTTTGCCGCAGCCTTTACTCATTGCGACACCTTCTCCCACCATGGCTTGGGCAATGCTAGGATTTCTGCATCACTCATCAGGAAGAACTCTTCAGGAGACACGCGGGTGTCAGCAAAGACTTGCTTTGGTCTTCCAAGCTTCTTTGCTTTCATCCACTCTTCACGCACGCGTGGGTGCTTGTTGTCGTTTTTCTTCAGCTTCGAGGTAACGCCTGCTGGTTTTGCCATGTTATTTCTTTCCTTTCACGTTAAGGAACTGTTTGAGTATGTGCACAGGTTTTACGATGTCTGCCTGCGCTGCCATTACCGCTTCGATTGACTTGTAGCAAGCTGGGGTTTCGTCAAGCGTATCCGCTGTCTTATCACACTCAATACCTGCGGTCGCAGCGGCATGCTCAGCAACAGTGAAGGTCCGCTCAGCTTGCTTGCGTCCCATAGCTCGGCCTGCTCCATGAGAACACGTGCAGAATGATTCACGATTTCCCAAGCCTTCAACGATGTAGGTCCGTGCTCCCATAGAGCCGGGGATAATGCCAAGCTCTCCAGCCTGCACGCGAACTGCACCTTTGCGAGTGACCATGATGTTTTCGCCAAAGTGTCTCTCCCATGAAATGTAGTTGTGATGGCAGTGGACTTCTTCAATCGCTCCCCACTGCACTCCTTGAACTTCATGCATTACATCCGACAGCACGTGCTGAATGCGATCTACCATCAGCAAACGATTCTGCCATGCAAACCTCTGCGCCAACTGCACAGCATCTTTGTAGTCCTTAAACTCCTGCGTGTCTACAGGCAGATACGCAAGGTCAGGGTCAGGCAGAGTGATGAACCATTTAGCACACAACTGCTTGGCAACATCAGTGAAATACACTCCGATCTTATTGCCCAGCCCTCGTGATCCAGAATGCAGCACTAGCCACACGCGCCCCTGCTCATCCTCGGACAGTTCGATGAAGTGGTTTCCTGTACCAAGTGTGCCAAGCTGGTTGTATGTGTTGCGTGCTTTCATGCCGGGATGCTTTGCACACATAATTTCGTACGCATCGTTGAACTCTCGTGCCCATACATCTACTATGTTTTGAGGCACGTTGCCCCATGCTCCGCGATCTCCCGGCCCACCGTTGTTGGTTCGTCCGCACGGTACTGCCGCCTCAATCGCGGCACGAATCTTGGCAAGTCCTACGGCTTCCAGTTCTTTGCGTGTGAAAGTGTAGCGCTGTGCGATCATTCCACAGCCTAAATCCACTCCCACGGCTGATGGTATACATGCTCCTTTGGTCGGAAGCACAGTTCCAATCGTGGCTCCCACACCTATGTGCGTATCTGGCATGGCTGCTACGTGGCGGAACACAAACGGCATCTGTGCGGTCTTCTTCAGTTGCTCTATGGCTCCCTCTTCGAAAGGTACACCACGCTTCCACGCCTTCACAATCTTTCCGTTGCCTGCATCGATTACTTCAAACAGGTTTTCCACGTTGCCTCCAATGCTCGGTTAAGTTGACTGGGAATGTTAATCACACGGTGAAGCCAGAGTCTCCAACCAACAAGCACAGCGACTCCAGCGATGGCTGCTTCGGTACACACGACACACATGGTAAGTCCTCCTCATAACGCATGTCACACGCGCTGTTGTTATGCTCCTCTAAGAAGAGGAAGCACTTGGGGCAGAACGGACGCGCAGTCAATCGCTTCATCCGTTCATTGACCCACTCTTCTTTTGGGTTAACTCTCACCGTGGTCCTCCTGCGTGTAAGTACACAATGACTATCCACACCACGATGTAGAATATTCCCGTGATAAGGTCTAGTTTCTCGTAGCGGTTCATTGGCTTGGTCCTTTCTTCACGTAGTAGATGTTCCTACCAACGTTTGCCCACTCCGCTGCCAGAGCTATGCGGCCTGCCCAGCGTGCGGCTTTGGTGTGACCTGTGCGATGCAAGGCATACTGCACGCCCAGCGCTAAGCTAACGCCCAGCACGTCTGCTGCAACCTGCCCTGCTGTTCCATGGGTTACCAGTGGACGTGCTACAGGATTCAATTCGTACGCTCCGCGATGGAGCAATGTTTGAGTCGTGTAGCCGTCCACCAAGGTAGCGGCCACTAATCCAGTGGTCTCCACCTTGCGTTCCTTTGTCCAGAAGTCCTGAGCAAAGCACGTGGTAGTGAGAATCGCCAGTATCCATGCGTGTTTCATGGCCTTTCGTCTTTCAACGCATAGATGGCTTCACACTCATCAATGCTCTTGCGTTCATCCTTTGACAAGGGTAGCCCAGTCTCGTTGCTGTACTGGATGCCTTGCGAAAAGCTACGCATTGCCCTGCGCATCTCCTCTTCATTCGCCCACGCATCTAACCTTCGACGCATGCGTTGCTGCGCAATCAATCCGCAGGCTACCTCTTCATCTTCATTCACCAGCCGCGCCCACCTGACACCAGTGTGGTGACAGGCAGGACAATCTGTGCCTTTGCACAGGTCGAATAGAAAACCGCACTCAGCGCATTGCGCTTGTATACGCGGAACGTTTTCAGAACTATGGCAATCTTCGCTCATACATCCCTCCTGTCGCGGAACCATTTGAACACTGGATGCCTCGGCCTTACGTCTGATCCACATGGAAAGAACTTATAAACCAGCAGTTTGCCTTTCAGATCGTCACGCTTTTCCCATAGCGTTTTGCGATCTTCATGCGTGATGCTGGAGTTTGGCACATCGAAGTCGATGCCGTTGTAGAAGGCACCTTGGCCGATGACGTGGAATCCACCAAGCTGAGCCTTTGCAACTTTCCCAGCTTTTGCAGATGAGCGAGCCGTGCGACCCAGTTCGTTCGTGAACTCTTCATTGGTGTTCTCCATCTCTGCGTACGTGTCCATGATTAGCGCTTCTGCTTCCTGATAGCGCTTTACCTTCAGGAGCCAACCTTGGTTGAGTGTGCTACGCCCTTGTTTGTACGGACCATCCATGCTACGAAGCATGACACCTTCGTAGCCCAGTGCCAGCGTATTGCGTTCGAATGCTTCTAGCTCTTCTACGCTGTTTAGGACTACATGGGGGACTATGACTACATACGGACTGGGATTGTCTAGCACTGCTACGCGAGCCGTGTTGTGACGGTCACGGAATCCCATGTCCTTATCATACTTGTCGAAGATGCGCCAGCGCACTGTGTCTCCGTAGAAGTCCAGAGGCTTATCGTCGCTCATCACAATGCTGTGCGTGCGCTTGTATGGGTCGTCAAACGGATTGCCACAGATTAACTCTCCGTCCAGACCTTCGGGCAGTCCTAGGTTAGTGAAGCGCTCCTGCACATAGCGGTTAGGAATTGGCTTCAGGCTTCTGCTAAGAAGCTGTCCACCTTGCAACGTAGCGCGTATTCCATCCAGCTTTGTAGAAGAGAGCAACGGGAACCGCAATGTACTGAAGTCTGGTGTTTCGTTGGGCGCGAGCATTGGTTTAAACGGCATGTTGTTGTTCTCCTATTTCTTTGTTCCAGATTATCCACCAGCGCTCTTGTTCATGGCGCGGTGTATGTTCGTGCGTAGAGATGTGATACATGCAGCAGAAAGGACACAGGTACACGGAGCGTATGCCGTGCGCTGGGAACTCTCTAGCAGCCTGCTCTGTAGTAAACTTACGTTTGGCTTTGTGCATCTGCTTGCGAACTCTTCCGAATTTTTTAAAGGAAAGCCATGCATGATGCCCTCCGCGAACTGCCAAGTGGTGGTCCCTCTACCAGTAGTTAAACGAGGCATGACAGTTCGCGCAGGGCATAACCTGCGCTGTTACTAGTTTACTCCTTGGGAAGGTTCTTGTAATCTTCCGAGGAGAAAGGACGGGTTGTGTGTGGAAGCTTCTTGAACAACTTCTTAGCGGCCTTCTTTGCTTTGTGCGTTACTGGTTTCATAGTTTCTCCCTTTAGAATCGGTATCCGATCAGAAACTGCGCTTTGCTTGTCAAGCTGTGGCGTGATAGCTGCACGGCTGTCATTGGCTTGTTGTTGCGGTCAGTGAGCGTATCATGGTCGATGTACCCACCAGCCGTCATGCGAAAGAATACGTGATTGAAAGTCCACCACGCCTGTGCCTCTACTCCCTGCACTCCGTTTTGCCAATCGGTGCCGGGATGCACGTACGAGATGAGCACTTTGTTAACATAGCCTCCATGGAACTCTCGGCCCACAGTCACGCGAGGGTGCACATGGCTCTTAGTGTAGGCAGGAGTGTATAGCTTCAACCAGTCGATCCCTGCACCTGCGTACCAATCACCTTTGCGAAACAAGGTCTCGTTCGCTAGGAATCGGTCGTGGCCTTTGTGACTCACATTCGCGTTGTCGTTGGTCTTGCCTCCGGTCTCATACCCTGCTTCGCTGTATGAGAAGAGGTGTGGTGCATCCACGATGATCCCTGTGACTCCAGAGCCACCTATGTTGTCTTGTCCAGAGCCATTCAGCACGGCTCCAGCAGCAACGTACGGGTGCACAATGTTCTGTCCCCAGCAAAGCGAGGACACGATAAACATGAGGAACACGACGATGTAACTCTTCATTATGTCTCCTTTGAAATTACTTCGGATCGAATGTGCCACTGTTGTTAGGATCGTTGTGGTCTTCATCGTACTTCCCCATTGCGCGAGACATTGCCTCATCGGCTCGCTTGGCAGTGATGCACAAACCGAATGCAAAGCCCACCACCAAGGTAGCTACGGCAACTAGGATCAGAATGCAAGTGTGCAGAAGTGTCATAACACCTCCTTGATGCGATCTACTACAACGTCCTTGAGACTTTGCAGGGTGCGCTCCAATGCCGCAATGCGTTCCTTTGCAATCGCCAGTTCCTGCTCCATGACGCATGCTTTGACAATAAAATCTGCTGTCGCCTCGCGGTCAGGCCCCACAGCAATCGCCACAGTGTCTGTGCCACATGCGATGGGAATGTAGTAGTCAAACCAAGTAGGAGACTTGGGAAATGGCTGTCCCTGCTTCCAATTGTCCATTGCTTTGTTATGGTCGTGTACGGCACATGCCATTCCCACAGTAGGTGTAGAGGGAGTGTTCGGCCCAGTCAAACCCCAGTTCCAACCTTTTACCCAATCTCGTATTACAGTGCTCTCCTTTTCTTGAGTCACGTGCTCCACCAGTTCGTAGGTCCAAAACTCGTTGTACGCGTTGAAGTCTGCTACGCGCTTCACTGCCTGCTGTCTTGTTTCACATGGTGCTGTGCCGTCCATAGCTACAAATGTCTGTGTGTCTGTAGCGTTTCCTCTGCGAGTAGCTTTGATTAACCAAGTCATAAATGCCTCCAATTTCTTTTGACTTTATCGGCCAGTGCTAAGGCTAAACTTTCGAACCCCTCCTCCAATCGTGCAACGTACTCTTCGGGAAAGAACCTGTTAATGTCCGTGGTCTCTTGGTCCCACCACGCTCGATCCATCTGTCTTTCAAATGGCTCGTCTGTATCAAAGGACAAGCGCTTATAGGCAATGAAACCCACACAGCGAGCACCTTGGTTCACTACAAAGATTTGCTCTGTGATCGCTCTGACTGTATCTCCACAGTCAATGAAGTCATCTAGGATGAGGTAACGCTTAGCTCCGTGGTCTCCCTCTACTTCGTAGCAGCTATGCGTCTTCTCACCCTTGCGAACTACGATGAGAGTTTTGTTCAGACGCATCGCCACAATCGGAGCAATCAACAGACCAGAGATACCACGGCACGCGATTGCATCAAACTCCAGCTTGCGCTCACGTATCATCCTTACAACCTGCTTGGCCGTGAACTTTGCACGCTTTGGATTGAGCATAGGTACTAGATGTGAGGCGCATCGAATTTCATGCTTTGCGGGTTTCATTGCGATCTCCTTGGCAGTTGATATGCACGCGGCCTAGCGAATCGCACAGCGAACCGTTAGGCATTGGCTTGTGGCACACGAAGCACGTAGGCACATGAGTCTTGATGTTGAGTGGAGAACGACGGGGAGGTGCAGGCTTTACACCTTGGATCACGCGTAAAGCCTGCTCACGTGTTGTGCATGGTAGAGAAAGCTTAGCACGGGTTAGGATCAGTTGAGCCAGCGCAACCAGCGCTGAACTCGGTATGGTGGAATAATCAGCGCTGGTCATAGTGGTCTCCTTAGAACTGCAACATCAGAGATTCAACGTACTCCTTCGACTCCTTCAATCCCCAGTTGGTTGCTTCGCGCACTTCCTTGATTGCCAGAATCTTGTTGTTGTTCTTGGCAATGTCACGGATGCGCGTTTCGAAGTCGGTCGTCAGGCCAACGGTTATTTGCAATGTATCACCAGTGTTCAAGCGCTCGACAAACGGAGAAGAGAACGGTGAATCCCACACCACATTCGGGTTCGTGATGTTCACCACGTTCGTGCGCGTCTTGAGTACGATGTCTCCGATATGCGAGTCGCCAGTGGGTTCAGAGATGCGTGCGAACTCCCCAATCTTCAGGGACTGCGCAGAGATGCCGCGAGTGGGGCGTTGAATTACCTTAACGTTGTTCATTGTGTTCTCCTTGGGTTTCCCCAGAACGTATTCCATTGTTGGCATGTAGTCATTACGATGGTCTTCCACTTCAGGATCGTAGCCACAAGTATGCGCGATGCCTGTGTTGTAATTGTACCAACAGCCTGCATACTCATACACCCATACATCGCAGGCATCGCTGCAACGCTTTGGTGTAATGTTCTCGTAGTATTCGGAGGCTGGCTCTGGTGGTTGGCCGTGGTTGTTCTCGGCGTCCTCAACTTCGGGGTCAGGGTAGTCAACATCCATTTCTGTTTCTTCATCAGGGAACCCGTTATGTACTTCGCCCTCTACCGGAGCACGTTTCCCATCAAAGTAATCTGGGTCGTTGTCGTAGTCTTCCCACCATTCAGTCATTGTTCCTCCAAGTCAGGCCGCGCTTCAGCCTGTGCGAGTGTGTTGTACATCGTGGCAATCTGCCGTGCTTGTGCAATGTACGGTGCTTCTTTGCGGCGATTCCTATGTCGCGGACAGAACAAAACATCTTCAGGTATACGCCACAGGCATCCATGTTGCAAACAGTATAGCTCTGGGTGCTTTGCTTTGTGCGCTGCTACTTTTGATGCAGTGCTCATGCTGCCCTCCCTAAACTAGCGCCACGCTGTGTGCGCGTAGGCTTATTGAGCTTCTTGTGCGCTAGATAGTAGACTGTCTGCCTGTCTCGTCCATAGGTCTCCGAAAACAGGAAGCAGTCATATCCCAGCGCGGTATACCGTACCAGTTCCTGAGCAGCAGTGCAAAGGAGGTGGTAGCAGTAGCAGTCATAGTCATTGCGATGCGCTACGTCTCGGTTGCGCGTCATGGTTCACTCCTCCGTGTCTGCTTCGAACTCTGCAATGGTGTAGCGTTGCGGAGTCTCTATCAGGTAGATGTCATGCTCTCTGCGCGTGCTTAGCAACATAGCTGCCTGATGCTGTGCTGCTAAGAAGGTTTCCCCTTCTACTTCCACGCGTCGGTTTGGATGGTCTAGAAATGCAATGTAATGCATGGTGTGCTCCTTATTCGATGCAGAACCCGTGTCGCTTCGCTTCTGCCTTCAGTAATAACCAGTCAGGATGTGGTTCCCATCCTTGCACTCGCACAAACACGCAAGCAGAGCGTGCTAAGTCGCTGAAGTCAATTGTGCGAGCAGTCAGTTTGTATTGAAATGGATTGTGGCCTAGGTCTTTCAGCGCTTTGAAGATGATAGACTTCGCGGCTTGTGGCGTCATGTTGTCTCCTTTGTAATATCTGTGCCATCTGCTCTACTCTCCTTTGGCTTCCACACACTGTCTTCGCTGCGCAGGCTGTCAGGCCCACACAACTACTCTTGACAGGGCAGGACTCGAACCTGCGCCAGTCCACTGACATGAACTTTAAGAGAGTAGAGCAGAGGACACAGCGATGTGCTCTCTGCTCAGTTACTAACTTAGCTCCTCCAGCCGTGGACAGTGCGTACTCGTTCGATGTCCTCGTCCACCTTGTTCTGTGGCACGTGCAATAAGAAGTCTATTGCAAGAGTCAACGCCCAGTACAAAGGCAAGTTGTACAGAGCAAGCCTTCGCAGTGCGTGCAACTTCTCAAGTGTGCCCTCTGCGTATTCCATGGTCAGTTCTCCTTTGCAATGTCGTTCAGGTAATCAGCGCGAGCGGCCATGCTGTCTACATAACCGTCTGTGGCTAATGCGTACACCTTGTCTTGCAACTCGTCAGACAAGTCGTAGAAGTCGCAGTCGTAATCATTCCATGCGATCTCCTCAGCGCGTGCTTGAATGTTGTCTTTGTAGTCCATCATTGTGCCCTCCTAGGGAACTTCAAAAAGGTATGGTAGTTGCCTCGACGTGTCCGTTGCAGTCTAACAGACCAGCCTAGAGTTGTCCAGTAGTGACCCCAGCGCCTTGCATCAGCACGGCTCAGCAATCCTTGATAGCACCACGGCATAAAGGTCTCCTTAGCTCAGGTACGCAAAGACTACGACGCACAGAACGATCCATCCTACCAGTGGGCCAAGTTCGTACAGTGCTTCGGTGAGCAACGGGTTCAGGTTCATGGCTTACTCCTTTGCGGTTGCTTGTTCGATGTGGAAGTCTACGGCATCGCTGCCCGTTGCTTGGCGAATGTCCTGCGCTGATGCCTTGCGAGTGGCCACGGTACTGCCAAGCGGTGTGCGCTGATACTTCTGGTAGTAATCGAATGCTTGCATGGTGTGATCTCCTTAGAAGTCGAGTTAGGTGCTTCGTGGTGCACACTGTGGAGTGTACGCTTGGCACTGTGGCCGCATATACACGACATGCCAGCACTGTGTGCACTACGAGGCACCTTAGCCTCGCCGTGCTTATTTGCCACGTAGATACTTGATGATGTGTTCAGCCTGCTCAATGCTCAGGCTGCTCATCTTCATAGAGCAATCCTTAGCGCTCGCCGTCACATCGTAGTACCGCTGTCCTACGCTGAAGTGGAATGACTTGTTCACTTCGTTGTAGTACTGCTGTGCTGATGGCAGTTTCACACCAGCGACCTTTGCCAAGCGCTGCAGGTTCGCTGTGATAGCGGCATCATAGTCTGCATCGGCCTGTACTTTGGCCTGTGCCAGTGCGAATACGCGAAGGTACTCGGGAAGGAACCGCTTGGCAATATCCTTTGCGATTGCCATAGGGCCACGGGACAATGCGGAGGTAATACGCGGTGCTGATACTTTGGTCCAGCCTGTGCCATCCGCCCCACGGTCGTACACTTCAACGTACGATCCATTCTTGCCAAGGTGCATGTGACCAGTGACCAGTACGCGGTCGTTCAGGTCATAGCCTTTGCTGCTGTCGAATTGCAGGTAGATGCGTGCACCGCTGCCGTTGCGTAGGTAAACGCTGTACACGTCTTCGGTAGGCTTAACAAACTCCCACGCCTGCCCATGGTTTGAGTGCAGCTTATAGGCTATTTCTAATGCCAATTCCGATAGGGCGATGGTGCGCTTGTTGCTGGTCATGGTGTGCTCCTTCGATGAGGTGCGAACATTCCAGCGCATGGCGTACAGGTTCATGCGCTGAGTGCTTACACGGTCACGGTCAGCTTGTGATTGCGGTACGTCAGGTCAGGCACCACGCCATACTCTTCAGCGTGGTCAATCAGTTTCTGCACTATGGTGCCTTCCCCGATTACAGGCTCAAGATGCACGGTGTAGTCGCTGATTACGTCCCAGCCATCATTGCCGTACACAAAGCGTACCCAGTAGTCGGCACGGTTGTCTTCATGCTGTGCGCCGTCTGCGTCGCTGTAGATGTGACCAGCTTCGTGCTTGTATACAAGGAGCCAATCTTCATCCGTAGTGAACAGTGCTTTCTGTATGGCTGCGATGTCTCGACTGTGGTGTATCGTGGTCTCCTCGCCATCGTTCACGCCTAGAGAATACCCAGCGTCTAACAATGCCTGCGCTGTGACCAGAGCAATGGTCTGCTCTATGCGCTGCCGTGCCTTGATTGAGCCAGTGTGACCTGTCAGGTTCAGCGTGACTACCTTTGCACCCTTGGGTGCTAGGTTGCCGCTGCCTGCCTTGGTGCAGTCTGTGTCTACTACAGTGTGCTTCGGGATACGTGGCATGGTAGTCTCCATTGCGCGTGTGCGCTATTAGCTTACCTTTGCGATCAGGCCATCTTTCATGGTCACTTCAGCAAACCACTTGCGCTGTAGTGGGCTAGGTCCGACTACGCAGAATGTTCCGTTCGCTTTGTACTCTTCCCCGAACATGGACGTTTCAACGTAGCGTAGCGATTGCCCTACGGATTCCTTCAGGGCCTTTTTGGTTTTATAGCTTGCTCCCATCATATGGTGTGCTCCTGTGCGCTGTGCGCGGCTGCGAACGTTAGGCTGCGAACGTTAGTTGCGTGCAGCGGCATACTCAACACTGCCTTTGGTCCCGGCCTTCACCTCATAACGGCTTGGCACGTAGTTGCCGTAGTAGTCGTGGTGCCCTACTTCACCGAGGATGCATTGCCCAGACTCGATTAGGGACATTGCTTCGCGGCCATAGCTGCCTTGCAGTTTCCACGCCATGCCACTATTGATCATGCTTTGAAACATTGCGATGGTCTCTTCGTGCGTCTGTTTACCGTCTTCGTAGTCGATGATGTCGTCAACGTTATCCATGATGGTATCCTCCGGTGAAAGTTGAGTAGCCTACACAGCGCAGACTCACCAAGTGTTATCCAATGGTATCGCTTGGCGGTTATCCTTGCGGTCTTTATGTCTGTGCTGTGCAGGGCACTCAAGGCCCTGCGCGATTATACCTCGTCTTCTGCTTCGGGTTCATCCTCAACGTACGGCTCAACCAGTTCCTTGCCACATTCGTCACAGTTCAATCCATCCTCATAGAAGTCGGATTCAAGGTTGTAGGCGATGAGTTGGTCCTTGACTGGTAGACCAGCCTTGTCACCGCATGCGAGGCAAACGATTGCGCCATCTGTTATGTAAGCTACTGGGGTCATCTGCGAAAGTGAAAGCATTGGATTCTCCTGCGCATGTAGCGCGGCTGTGGGCGTTAGACTAACGGCTCGCACTCTTGCTCTGCGATGTCCTGAGCGATTGCTTTGCGGATGTACCGTTCAGTGCCGCACATGGGATGCAAAGTTACGATTTGTCCGCGTCTCAGTGTGCCACCTGTTACGCTTGCGGCCTGCTCATTGCCGAAGCGCTGGTGACGCACTACGCTGAAGGGTTTTGCATCTGTTAGTAGCTTAGCAATTGCCTTTGCTCTGTTGTTAAGGTCTGCGCTAGTCATTACAGCACCTCCGGTACGTCGCATGCTTCGAGGAAACGCTCACGATTGAACTTGGTATTGTTCTGCTCTAAACGCCTTGCTAATAGCCGTGCAAGTCCGTCGATAGTTGCCGTGCGCTGCTGGTCAGCGTCCCAGTTGTTACCAGTGGAAACGCTTCGCTCATACGCAATGAATGCGGCCAGAAACTCGTAATGCTTTTTGCTAAACATGATCTTCTCCTCTTGGGATTGGATTCTAAGTGAATGCACTGTTATTTCAAACCCTTGACTTGTAATGCTGCGGCTATGTTTCTATAGCCACCACTGGTATGTGTAGGGGCGGTCTCCTTAGCGTGGGCAGCGTTCGGCTGCGGTGAGATGGCAGAGGCGAGCGGTGATTGCCTTGTTCCATGTTCGTGCGCTGATGCGGATACCACGTTTGGCGATGATGTCCTTAGCAGCGCCCACGTGTCCGTTAGCGAACTCCAGCGCATCAAAGGCAAGCTGTAACTTCGTGGTGCGCTGGCCAGCAGCGGTCAGGCGTTTTTCTAGCGTGTCATACATGGTGGTCTCCTTTACTCGAAGTATATGTCCCAAGGTTGCTCTGCCTCTGCCCAGCACACTATGTTGAAGGATGCGTCTCCTCCGGGTTCACTCTTGGCTAATCTTTTGATCCAACCAAGCGCTTGTCCTGATGTCCTGAAGGATGCGTGTGTAGCCTTCACATGCCCCAACGTTAGCGTGAGGTATTCTTTTTCGGTCAGGTAATGATGCACCGCCACTGACCATACGTTGTGCGCTGACGTTGTTATTGTGCTGCGCTGTGCTTCGGACTTCATGGCGGTCTCCTTAGAATTGATCTTTGGGGTACTCGAACTTGAGAACGTCGCGGAAGTAAACGCTGTACTGCTTGCCTGCTTCATCTATGACAGGCACCAAGGTATTACTCTCGAATGGCTCTCCTGTGACAGTCATTACCTGACTATCAGCGCGATACATTTTCACTTTGATGCGGTCTCCACGTTGCAACGTTGCGAAGTTGTTTAGACGCATGGTGTCCTCCGTGTCTTGACTAAACGGCACAGCACACTCGATTGCAGCCAACCCTGCGTCATCAGACTCAGATTGTGAAGGCCCCGTGTGTGCTGTACATTTTCTCAAGATGTGCGCATGGGTCACTCGCTGCATGGGTCACTCGCGGTTTGCTAGACCGATTCACTCTTTGCAGGTTCACTCTTTGCGGCTTTAACAGAGGTGTTGGTTTAACGTAGCAGTGGGAGGCTCTGTTCGCTAGGCGTCCTACGATCTCTCACGAGATGGCGGTGTGCTTAGCTTCGTTCCCTTGACTGGTACGGCTTCGGCTTGCCTATTGCGAATGGTTCACCGTCATATAAGGGTGCGGTTTGTCCAGCGCCTCGATCACCGTTAATTGCCCGTCAGTACGGATTAGAACGGCTACGCTAGTTGCTTCACCCTTACATTCATTCGCTTCGGTCTCTATCACTCGGCTTGCGCTGCGTGTGTGCGGCTGGGGTCAGTCGATGTTTGTCGCCCGTCGTATGCCTCGGCATTCTAAGTTACCCTCGATTGCCTTACCCTACGGCGTGCTTTCCAGTCGCTTCGCTGCGTGCTCTGCGATTGCCTAGCAGATTGGGATATAGGGCTGCTGCGCCCCTGTACTTCGTAGCCTGTCGCTGGACTGTCCCGCTAGGGGCTCTCCTGCCAACTTCCGACTCGCTCGGCCTCTTAACTTATCGGCTCTGCTGATCGCCCGTCCGGTGGAGGACTCCGGCGACTGAAGCCAGCATAGCACAGGGGGCATGTACGAAAACAGCACGAAAGTGCGAAAGCATAGCACTTCAGTGCCAAAGTGTTGCAAACAAAGGAAATAAAGTTTGCCTGATTACAACTTTAGTGCCATGTGTTCTGCACGTTGGTGCTATATCACTGACTGCGTAGAACTTACACGCATTTCTCATTATCTATGTGCCTGCTAGGCGTCGATTCTACGCTCGAACCCGGCGCGGAGGCTCTGACTGTCACAGGAGGATAAATCACGCAGCCAGCGGCAGGGAAACCGCCTAGGAATCGATCCTGCATTCGCCACGCGTCTGCTATGCCGTTCTCTGTTCTCGAATCGGCAATGCACCAGCACCAGCACCAGCACAAAGCGTACGCTGTACGTTCGCATTCTCGCGCATGAGTCGGAGTGACTGATAGAAGGAGAAGACAGGCAGATACCATGCGGTAGCATTGTTCCTTCACCGTTCCCAGCCGTACCTTTGCCATGCTTCGAGCCAGTTCAGGATTGCAAGGCAGAACCCTATCTATCATATTGAAACGGTATTCTCTTAGCACATGCCCAGCCCTTGCCTTGCTTTGTTACATGGTGTAACACTACAGGTTGTAGCACATAGCTTTGCCTTTCCTTCGCTCTATCTTATTCATTCCCCTAGGCGTTAGCTACGCTCACCGCAATGCGTTCGCTAAGTATTCGCTAGGGATCAGGTTCCCCGCCCCTGTCCACAGCAATGTCCTCGGATGCGCTTGGCCACTCGCTCAACCATTGCATAGCGAATGCGTGGCGAATGCCTCGATCCTGTGTTGTCAATGACATAGCGAATGCGTGGCGAATACCCTGTGCTCTGCTCTCTCCTGCCTCGACACCAGCGGCAGCGGCAGCGAAGGGAAAGCGTATGGCGTACGCCGTGAGTACCTGAGCATAGGGCACGCAGGGCGAATGCATAGCGAATGCCATGGGGTGGTCAGCTTGACAGTAGCGAATGCCTAGCGGTGTGTGCTGATCGACACAGCGAAGGTCAGGCGAATCTATGGGCAGAACGGACCCGGAGATACCCCCTAAACGGACCACCCTTTCCAGCGCGTGGGGGTGACTACGCGGAGGCGTGTACCACACGCACGGCCCTGTCCCCGACATGACCCTGGCGCTCTCGCTAGGGTGTTCCCGTACGGTAACGTCCCGGCCCTGAGGTACGGGAAAGTTAGGAAATGTGCTAGGACGGTAACTTTCCTTTTGTTTACAACAAGATGGCAGGACCACTGCGTAGCTAACCCATTGCATTTGCAGGGAAATCTCATTGTGATACGTAGCTGTACGTTACAGCTTGTAACATTGCGATTCGCAGGGCGTCCTGCCCCGGCGCGGCGATCCGCTTAGGAACGTTTCATGCAAACTGCCACGGGTTTGTGCGGGAGCCGTTGGAAAAATTCGGGAAGCCTTACGGCAGAAACGTGGCGCGAGCCAGAGGCCGTTTGGGCCAAAAAAAAATGCCCCACCAAAGGCGCGGGGCCGATGTGAGGCATGTGTTTAGTTCTCTCGATTGAAACGTGCGTTGCTTTCTGATGCGGTGGGTATGCGTGGTGCCAACTTGTCCTCTACTTTGTAAAGCCTTTGGTTGATGCTCTCAATAAACGCTGTGAGTTTTCGCATTGTCTCTACTAAACCCAGCAGTGCTTCGACAATTGGGTCAGTCATCAGAATACCCTCCTTCCATACCAGCGCTCACGCTGCATAGTTGCCCTTCCGAACACATCCAAGCATGAGCATAGGTACTCCGCTAGGATGTTGTCTGGAGTGTTGCTGTGATTCTCCATGGAGTAGCTGTTGATGAGCTTGCGTAGTTCCTGCTCGAACTCGGTGAGTGGCGGTCTGAGTGTTTCCGTGGTCTTACTTGTGGCACACTCACCCTTCTCTTGTTTCTGAAACTGGTCAGGAGGAAACACGGTAGTGTCAACCTCTGGCCCTTGGCCTTTCTCTTGGCCTTTCTCCTTTGGTACCACTGTTAAGTAGCAGTGCACCTTACCATCTGGACCGGGAGTACTAATGGCAGACCTAAAAATACCACCTATAGCACTCCACACTATAGTCTCTTCTCCAGTGAAGTTTTTGAACTGCTTTAAGAACTCCTTAATGGTCTGTCCTTCAACGAAATGAATTGCTCTCCATTCTTTTTTAGTCCACATTACTTTCTCCTTTTTGCTTTCTTGATCCAGAGCTTAGTTTCCTCGTCGTACTCTAATCCCTCTGCATCCTTGTGACAGTTGTAGCACAGGTAATCGAACTCGGAGTTGGCTGGGTACTTCTCGCAATTAGCACACCAGCCTATTAGCGGCTCAAATTTCCCGGCAACAGACTCTGGGCCTTTGCCAAGCGTTGTCTCTGGCTCTTCCTCTTTGCCGCGTGCAGGGAGAGGCTTAGGAGCCTCAACTGCTGTGCGCTTCGTCAGTCGCTTTGCCATGTTGCTCCCTTCGTCTCATCCAGTCGTCATCAACATCGAGCAGTGTCAGACCGTTATACTCTATGGTGTTCATTATCCATACAAACTCTTCGGCCCTGTAATAATTACCCCAGCGCAAAATCACAGCATCTCTTATACCCATTAGCTGCACTACACGTGTAAGGTACACCCATGACTTTTTTTCTAGACGCAGTGTATTGGCTAACCATGTAGCTTGCATGTGATCTTCTGCTAGTATGAAAATCATAGTCCCGCCCTTCGACACACCGCTGCTGCGCATGGGTCACACAATCGCTTGGGGTACACTAGGCTGCACACAGATGCTCCATAGCGTCCACACTTCCAGCACGTACTGGTGGCATCCTTGTAGTCTCTTACGAATACCAGCCATTCGCAGCGTAGCCACATCTTAAACTTTTCCAGCATCCAATACCTCCTGTTGATCCAGAACCTGATTGCAAAGCTTGTCCACGTAGTCGTTGCCTTCGTTGTCCGTGGCATTTGCATTCTTACCATGGCCGCGCACATGGATAAGCCTGTGATGGCCTTGCGTGAGCAAACCATACGCTTCGTTAACGTATGGAAGCAACTCTTTGTGCTTTACATCCCAGCGCCCGTTCACCTGCTCGACTACAAGCATTGAGTCACAATGAATCAGCACATCTGTGTACTGCTTCTCGTACAGGTGCCTGAGTAGACGCAGCAACCCTTGGTACTCTGCATAGTTATTTGTGTGTGGCTCAGGGCCTAGGAAATAACCTTTGGAGACCCTACCACCGGGGAGATTCAATGCCCATGCACAGGCAGTCATCCCCGGTTTACTGACTCTACTTGCTCCGTCTGTGTATGCTGTGATCAAAACTTTTTACCTCCTTGAGACAGTCGTGCAGCGTTCGTGTGGTCCTGTCTGTTGCGGTTGTATTGTAACTTCGCAACAAATGCCTCACCGATTCTTAGGTTGTTGTCGCCGCAGTAGTCGAAGATACGGATCAATGCGTCTGCTAGTTCTTCTTCCACACCTTTGAACTCAAGGATATGATCTGACACCAAGTCTTTTCGGTGTGCTTCCATGGCTTCAGATATTTCGCTGTGCATGAGAGCAAAGCGTTCCCCATGGTTCAGAGATAACGGAGCACCTGTAAGTGGCTCGTGATACCACTTATCGGCCTCTGCTCGGCAAATCTTAGCCATCTCATTAAGACCCTCAGCGATCAGTTCTTTACTGAGATAAGTTATTGCTAGGCTTTTGTCTTTTTCCATAAATCTCCTCAGTCTCCACGTAAGAAAAATGTCCGCTGGCAATGCAGCGGAGTTTAGTAAGGCCCATTCCAAATTGCAGCATAGAGTCCTGAGTGCTTGCAGGAACCGCTTGGCCGGGACAAAACGGACAATTTAGGTATGCCATGTCTACACCGCCTGTGGAGAATAGGCGTAGTCCCATTCATCACACAGGTAATCTATTGCGTCACCTTCACGCTCAGTCATCTTATACCCAAGTTTCTTTGGGAAGATTATACCTCCCCGGCTGGTCGAGAAGTTAACGTCAATTACATCGAACGCTTCTTGATCATGACCGGGGAACTTCGCACGTAGTTCATCACTTGCTTGTGGCATTGAGTCTCCTTATTTGATCCAACGATTTGCTATATGGTAGTCAGCTTCCATTGTCACAAGATGCATGACTTCTGCCGCCGCACGCTTGAACGCATCTGCAATAAGTTCTGCCACTAACTTACCGAATCTCTTCGGACAGCCAATGACCAACTCATCGTGCACCATGTTCTGTACCTTGGCACGGTACTGTATCAACGTGTGCCAGAGATAGGGCTTTCCGTCCTTGTCGAAGCCACAGCCCATAGCACGTTTGATGATAGAGGCGTTTGTTCCTTGGATACAGTGGTTCTTTCCTCGGCGTTCTACGCTTCCTGCCAGAGCATACAAGGCCCTGTCGATTTCTTTCTCGGTAGGGTTCCTGTGCGTTAGCTGTTTTAATTCTTCTTTGTTTGGCTCGCGCAGTTGCGTGGATTTGAACCTGAAGATGTTTGCTTTCTGCTCATCCTCTGTTAACTCCAGAGACTCTTCGTGTTCATCCTTCCACCATTCCTTGGCCATCTCACGAGTAGGCACGGGGAACGCACGGCGTCTGCCGAACATGTCCCTAGCTTCTCGCATAGCCTTTGCCAGCTTACCGCTACGTTCAAGGTAAGACCACACATCAGGGAATGCAGCTTCGTGCTGCCGCATCAATTCCTTTGCCGCATCTACGGTAATGCCAAGGTCATCGGCCAGAGCCGCTGGTCCTCCACCGTAACAAAGCAAGAAGTTGATAGACTTAGTTTTTTGTCGAAGCTCAACGTGTCCGGGGCATTTGCACTTCTGTCTTTTAGGTTCTCCATTTGCATCCTTCTCGTAATAGGCGCACGGAGGAAGAACTACTTCTTTGTTCTTTTCCTTGTCGAAGTGTGTTTCTCCACCAACACACGCAAGTGCAGGCCATTTCTGCGGCTCTAATATTTCTGTAGATACCGAGTGAACGTCCCACCCTCTGTTGAATGCGTTGATCCACGACGTGGCATTGGCTAGCTCTGCAATGATGCGGAGTTCTGCTCCAGACATGTCGCAGGTGACGATGCACATCTCTTCGTCTTTGGTCTCGCAGTACTCTTTACACTTTGTGCAGGTGTACTTGCTGTTCACAAGGTATGTGTCTGAATCGCAGCACACCGAGACGCGAACCAAAGGATTAGGTGGATCGCAAATGAAACAGGCACGAACTTCATCGTCCTTCGGCAAGTTCTGTGCGTTAGGCTTGGATGAAGAGGTGCGTCCAGTTTCAGCTTCTAGCTGATTGAACTCACAATGCAGACGGCCATCTACTGGATGCCTCCAGCCTTCTTTAGACAAAGGCTTGGTAATCCATCGTTGGGTCCACTGCAGTCCGTATGTTCCTGTGTCTTTCTTTCCCTTATTGAATTTCCTTAGAGTCTGAATGAGTGGACGATCATTGTACCGAAGCAACGTATCATCGGTCGTATCCTTGATCGTTCGCATTCCCGGCATCTGTTGCAGCGCTGCTAATAGTTGATCGCGTGAGCCATAGTTTATATAGGCTTCGCCTTCACACTTCTCCAGCAGCTTCTTCCATTCAGTGCGCTTCTTGCTTAATTCTGAGTGAGCAGAGCGTGCTTTGGCTTTTTCTTCAGCACGCTTCTTTTCCTCTGCCTTCAAAAGAGCACCTAGTGCTGCCTTCTTTGTCTTGTCTTTTTCTAAGCGTTTCTGTGCTGCAAGATCAGTCTCTAGTTGCGTAGGTAACTGGAAGTCTTCCTGCCAGTGCTTATATCGACGCTCTATCTCTGCTTCATCAATCTGCTCGTTCTTCTTACCGACTATTGGGATGAATCCTTCATCGAGTGTCTTTAGCTCGCCTGCACGCCGCTCCATCACGTGTTGAATACGCAGCTTCCAACGGTCGTCGTCCAGATTCTGCCCGTTAATGGGCATGTCTGCGAATGTAGGTAGTGCATCATTTTCAATCTGAGCCGTGGTAAGGAGTTGGTCCGCAGTCATAATGTTGACTTGCGCCTGCCGCATCGCGTGTGGGAAACGCACGTCAAACGCAGCGTACTCAATCTGGTTCTGAGTCAGTGGGGATTCTAAATCAAACGTCTGCTGCAGGGTCTTATCAATCAACAACTGGAAGTGACGCGCCGCAATCGACGCCATGGAAAACTCGGCCATCTTCTTCAATGAAATCGTTCCAGCCTGAATTACGCGCTCGGCTAAATCCGTGGAATACAAGTGCCAGATACGCACACCAAAATTCCACCAGAAAATCGTGTACTCGAATGCAAGGTTCTGACCAACCTTCAGGAAGTCACGTGTGCACAGTACAGGGCGTAGCACTTCGAAGATTTTGTCATACACGCCATTGCAGTTTGCTCCGTATTCTCCCTGCGTAGCTATGAGTCTATCTTTGGACCCAGCAAAGGCCAACAGGTCGATTACAAACTGCTCGTCACGATCTCCAACTTGAATAGTACGCGCACGACGAAACCAGTAGTCATCACACATATTGGTTTCAGTGTCCAACCCTACGGAAAAATCCCCGCGAGATTTCTTGCGTGCGATATAATCTTTCAACAGCAGAAGTCCGGCCTCATCGTTAATAACCGTGATGTTGAGATGAGGCTGCAGTGCGCTCAAGTCGAGCGGACGCAATTGTTGCACAAGTTCTGGCATGTAACTATTGTACTCTCCTAGTTGACTTTTGGGAAATGCTGTGAATTATGATCATCCCCACTCAGTGGGGATCATCAGTAAAGTAACTTTCCTTGGCTCCACGCTCGCTGCCGTCTGAAGCCCCGGTCTAGATCGCGCAGGGCCTTCTGTAGCTTCGCTTGTTCCTGCCTGATGAACACAAGCTTCTCGGCTCGGTCCTCGGCGCACAGGTCGAACGCTACGGCCATGTCCTTTTCGCGCTGGAGCCAAACGCAAAGCTCTTCGTTCAGGGACTTCCGCCGTTGGCTACGGGCTTCCCTAGCTTTAGCCGTCTTCAACATAATAGAGGGTCTTTCCTTTCAATAACTTAGATGTGCTATGAATGAGCTATCTTGTTGATTAATAATGGTAACCACCTAGCAGTGTTACCTTCCTACAGTATATGTGTAGGTATCTGCCGGGGAGGGTCAGGATTAGAATATCATGGGAATCCCAACCTGTCAACTCGTGAAACATGCCTTTGTTTGCAACACATACGGTTCTGATGGCGCGGGTATAGCGTTGCAAACAAATGGATGTACGAAAAACTTCGTAGAACAAAATTTAGTTCAGTCTCACTTTGAGAACGATTTTGCTTGACAGACGGCTTAGGTAGGGTGTATACTTTAAGAGTAGCCCAAATAAGGGCAAAGTTCTCTTCCGCACCAACCGCGCAATGCGGCGTAGCACGCCGGGGCCTGTCCCTCGTAATCTCCTTTCGAGGTTGTGACGGCCCCGGCATAGAGACATTGGCGAAACTGTACAGTGGTGCGGAGAACTTGCCGCACCTCGCCATCTTATACCTTTGGAGAAAACATGCCTTGTTCACGATGTAAATGCGCGTGTAAGTGCAATCCTTATGATGAAAGTTTAAGGAAATTACTTTGGCGTGTTAAGAAACAAGGGTGGACAAAAGAACGCTACGAAGAGCAAGAGAAGAAACAAGATGGAATGTGTGCTATATGCCACAGAAAGTCCACTAACGGAAGAAGACTGCATGCTGACCATAAGCACTCAGACCCTCCGGTACCACGAGGTTTTCTATGTGGCACATGTAACAGAGTCCTAGGTATGTTTCAAGATAGAATTGATCTATTCGAGAGCGCTCTAGAGTATCTGAAGAAGTACTAAAGTTTATAACCACACCAACAGTTGTTGGCGATAGGGACTGAGCACACCACTCCCTCCCTTTAATCTTGCATCAGTCTAGCGCAACCAAAGACACGCACACGACAAAGATGCACCGAGCAACGCGGTATGCGGCAAACATGCCGCGTTACTCATTAAGGTTCCCATGGCAGACATCGATCCAGAGGATGAACCACTCTTTGCACTGAAAAAAGCAAACAGCTTAGAAGAGTTTGACCAGCGCATGGCAGACCTTATTCAATTCGCTGCTACACTCTATGTAAGCGAGGAAGTACGCACAAAGTGCGAGGCAGAACTCGCGGCAGCAAAGCGCAATCATTATAGGGTTCCAAAAAGTTCTCGGACTTAAACCGAGTGGTGGACCCTCCGTTATACGAAAGTCTCAGAAATGAGAAACGTATGACAAGGACCAAACAAGCGTTGTGGAGCAGAAGGTTTTACGAGAAGCACAAGCAACAAAGATTAGACGAGAACAAGAACCGTAAAGCCGCAGTAAAGAAATGGGTAACTGAGTACAGGTGCACACATCCCTGTATACAGTGTGGAGAAGCAGACGATGCATGTCTAGACTTCCACCACAGAGACCCAAGCAAAAAAGAATTGGAAATAGCGACAGCAATCAATCACGGTTGGTCGGTGCAACACCTTGCTTTGGAAATAGCAAAGTGCGACACACTGTGTTCGAATTGTCACCGCAAATTTCACAGATGTCAAGTGCAGACACAAACGCACCCGGTACCTCAGCGGCTCGCGAGAGACTGAGGAAGCTTTACGACGGCTGATGGCAGAGAACGAGGCATGCACCGCGAGACGCGGACTACGCGAGACGCGCCCCTCGCAAAGCCGACCAGTTTGAAAAGAAAGTGTGAGCACAATGACAGTTCTTTTAGTTCTGTTATTCCTTGCGATCTTCCTCACGATAGACTTCGTGAAAGAAACGTATTCGCATAGGAAACTCGACACACTGTACCGTAGCGAACCGCGCGGCACAATGATTACGACTCCCGGTTTTGAAATGCTGGGAGCGTTGGCTCAAGACGGACCAACGGTTGAAAAGTCAAAAGAGATCAGTAAGTAAAGATTCGATGCTTGGTGTAACTTAAGCACGTGCCCTATAGGGGTGGAGGAGATGCATCGAAAGCAGATGTTTGGGAAGTGATCATCCCTCGATCTGCACTAGTCCGTCGTGTCTTCACCGCACGCAACGGCGCGGGGTACGGAAACCGCATAAGGCGTATCGTTGCGCCAAGGCCAACTCAACGACTAAGCCTGTGAGACGTTCGCTGTTCTATCTCAATAGGCTTTATTAACAGCGACCGGGAACGTATAGCTGTAGCGTTCAGGTTATACCAGCAGCAAGTGACACCGATCCTCACCCTTGCAAGGCACGAGTTCGGGAATGTCACACATAAGGGATTTACCTGTACCCTAAAACTTGTAAGACCGCGTTAACGCGTGGCTGGTAACAGGACACATTCAAATACACCCCTGCCGTGAAGAACGGTGGGTTTAAGGCTCAACTCTTAACAGGGTTGAGCCTTTGTCGTTTATACGCTCGAATGCGCCGAAGGCGTTGTGAGCTTGGAGAATCGCAGTGCGATCCGACAAGTGTCTAAAGCATTGGTACAGACTTATAAATAAAAAGTTCTTTCACAATGAACTTCCAAGCAACGTGTGTGTACGATGGATCAACGAATTGGAGATTGAGAAGTTTGAAGAAAAGTACTTTGCATGGACTTCAGACAAGCACGACTCTCCAACGGCATTTGCCGAAGATCACTATCGACACGAGTACATAATCATCATCAGCAAAACCAAAAATCCCGGTAAGACAGCCGTTCTTGCAACACTAGCGCACGAGATGTGTCATGTAGCAACCAAAATGCGTGATGATCACGGGCCTGCTTTTGAAGAGCAGAGACAAAAGATTTCTGATAGAGGGATTTTCAAGAAAGGTGCCATCTTGAAAGGTCTAACGATTTTCTAAAGGCACAAAACTCATAGGAGACTCAGAACATGAGCGAACTAGAAAACGTAGTGAAGGCAGTTGAAGGCGAAGTAAAGACCGTGACTGAAGCCGTGGTTGCAGAAGTGAAATCCGTCGAGAAGGAAGTCGTTGCAGAAGTGGAAAAGGTTGAAGAGAAAGTAAAGGCTGCTTTAGTTAAGATCGAAGCAGAGGAAAAACTTCTGCTCCGCGAAACGGAACTGGAGTACCTGAAGATTCAACTGGAAATGCACCGACTACAAGTCTCAGCAGAAGCGAAGGCTAAGACCTTTACTGATGCTGTCGAGAAACTGTACGTTAAGTACGGACTCTCAAAAGCGGAGTACGTGTTCGACGCTGCTGTAGCTCAATTCAAGAAACTGTAAGAGGAACAAGACATGGCGGACTCAGAAAAACCTCAGGTGGCAACCCCACCTGAGACCGCCCTAGTCGTCATCAAGACGAAGGAGGGTGGCACACGTGAAATGATTCGCGCAAGTAGCGGTCAGTTCGTACGCAAACCTAAACCTCCAGCGCCAGTGGTAGATTTCACAAGGAAAGATAGGAAGTTCCTGAACAGTCCAAACAAGAAAAACCCCGGACTGACAGAGCACGAAGTAGCATTCAGGAACGTCATGCGTATTGCACAGGGAGAAGGATCAGGAGACCCGAAAGCTGACATGGCAGCAGTAAAAGCGTATGAAGTCGCTATGCGCCGTGCGCTGGGTAAAGAAGACCCGTCCGAAAAAGAAATGGACAAACTGACGACTCAGCCTGTGAAGACTATCATCGTAGTGTCACCAGACATTATGAACCCAAAGATTGTAGACGCGGACAACATTGTTGAGAAAGCAAAACAACCATCATTTGCGGAAGTGGTAAGCGTCACTACAAACGAAAAGAAATAGAGGCAACTCAGTGCCCCGTAGAAAAACTACAGACGCGGTAGAAACAAAGCCGTACCTGAACTCGGACGGCACGCTGAACTTTGATAAGATTTTCAAGTTTCAGGCAAAGCAAACAGAGTTGCTAAGGTATGTACAGCGCGATGGCAAAGTGTACCTTCAACCAGCAGCTGGTCAGTGTCTCAGCACTGGCGGAATCCGTTCAGGAAAGACCTGTGGATGGTTGATGTACTTTGTGATGCATTACTGTCTGCAGTGGACAGGATGCAACTTGTTGGTCCTTCGTAGGAACTTCAAGGAATTGGAAAACGGAGCTATTGCCGATTTCAAGACCTTCATGCCGAAGGAACTATATGACTATGACCAGACGAAGCACGTTGCTACTTTAAAGAACGGCTCCCGCGTAGTCTTCGGGCATTGCCAGAACAACAAAGATAGAGATATCGAACAGTACTTAGGACAAGCATACCCAGCCATTCTGGTAGATGAATGTGGACAGTTCTCGCCGGATGCGTGGATGATGCTGTTCCAACGTAACATTGTGAACCCAGCTTGCGAGAGGGACGAGGCAGGCAATCTTCCAATCCCGGCCATTGTGGGATGCACCAACCCATTAGGTCCGCACTACGAGTACTACCGCACGCTGTTCGTTCAGAAAGAACCATGGAACCCCGGAGAAGACGCTAAGCGTGATCCGGTGGACGGTTCATGGTGGATTCAAGAGTCTGGAGAATGGAATAAGATTTACGATCCAGATGCGTACGCTTATCAGCGATCTACAGTGCTGGATAACCCAGAACTGCTAGCACGCGACCCCGGCATTGTTGCTCGTTTGATGTCGATGCCAAAAGCGAAACGCGACAAAGTTCTGTATGGGTTCGACGGTGCAGTTGAAGGTCAATACTTCGATTGCTTTGACCCATCATACCACGTATTAAATTTGCGAGAAGACCCCGAGGCTATCATCTGGCAAGACTGGCAACCGTGCTGGGCTGGAGAAGACTGGGGCATGCAGCACGCCAACGCTACGTATTTATTTACGAAAGCGATGGTTAAGGACTCAGTTGGAGACAACTACCGACTCAAGACAGTTTGCTTTCAAGAGATAGTGGTAACAGGTGGAAAGACGATGGACGAGCTAGCCTCGATCATCAAAGCAAAAGCACACCTTCCAGACGGTAGACCAGTAACTCTAAAGGCCATATACTTTTCACACGAAAAGTTTAATCGACAAATGGACAGCCGCACACCAGCGGACGAATACTCACGAGCGTTGAAGCTTGTGGGACTTCCTCCGGTTACATCTGCGACAAGGGACCGCATAGGTTCTGCATCGCTAATGTACAATGCTATCAAAAAAGGTGAATTAGTAATCCTCGACACATGCAAAGAGATAATCTTAGCAATTCCGTCGTTGATGAGAAACCCTGATTTGATGGACGATGTGCTAAAGGTCAACGCCAAAGGTGATGACTGCTACGACGGTTTCCGATACGGACTGTACGGATACCTAGCAGCCAAAAAGAAACCCGAAGCGCAAGTCGAGGCAGAAAGAGTTGCTGCATTGAAAAAGACTGATCCTCTAGCAGCACATTTTCTAAAGATGAAGCTCGATGCAGAGAACGAGAATAAGCATGCATCGTTTCGCCCACCGGAACAAGCGGTGTGGATGGGAAAGCAGGATCAAGGATGAGCATCGCATCTAGCATAAGAGGTTTCTGGGATGACCTGTTCTACTCGTCGCTGGTTGATCGTTTAGAAAAAGATTTACTTCTTCTACGTGAAGACCTGCAAAGAGTACGACAAGACAAGGATCAGGTGATCGCTGAGCTTCGAACGGAGAAGGCGTTTCTTCAGACCAAAATCAGTATATACGAACTGAATATAAATCGGCGCGTAGGCATTGATCCCACTGCAAAGAAACCTGAAAAACCAAGCTTCGCTAGCTTCCAGTCTCCCCAAGTCAAGACGAGTTGGCAGGCAGAACAAGAAGAGCACGAAGCTAGGATCGCAAAGGAATTGGAAGAGGAAGCGGCAACAGCCGCCAAGGTATAAGCATGGCAGATAAAGGAAAGTTGTGCCGCATCAGCATCTCAGTAGCAAAGAATGGATTCGAAATCGAAGCCAGCTACGAACCAAAGAAGACCCTGAGTCAGAAGAAGGGTTGGGTTCCTTCATGCTATATGGAACCAGACAAATACGTTTGTAATAGCAAAGCAGCACTTACCGCTAAGGTCAGTGAATTGCTTGGGGACGACAAGAAGTAATCGGCACTGCCGAAGAGGAGCAATAAATGTACGAGTCAAAGAAAGTACCGGGAAAGAAGTTCGGCAGTATCTTCGCGGGACGCAAGTTCGACGAGTCACACTCTGAAGATGGAATGCACAGCGAGTCGCCTGAGCATGAAGCTAAGGAAACGCCTGAATTTGAAGCTGGAGAACAAGAAGGCGCAAAAGAGAACGAAGCAGAGCAACATGACGGTGAGGAGCATCCGGTAGTGTCAGAACATGGAGCCGCACATAAGGTCATTATCCATCATGATGAAAAGTCTGGACGACACACTGTCACCTCTCATCACAAGGATGGCCATGTTCATACGAACGTTCATGAGCACGCGCACAATGCGCACGACGAAGCACGCCAATTAGCCTCGGTTCCACCTGCTGGTAAAGAGGATGGACAAGAGGAAGAGGGCTTTGGTCACAGCGCTAAGGGGCAAGCTGGAGCACCATCGGAAGAAGATGGGTTTGCAATGCCGGACCTTAAGTAAGGAGCAGCAATGCCAGCAGAATCTAAGGCACAGTTCCGGTGGTTGCACACAGCGGACGCCAAAGAGAAGCTAGGGGATTCGGGAGTCAAGGAGTGGATTGGTGCAACAGGCTCTCCTAAGGGACTCCCTGAACGAAAAAAGAAAGCACCGGGATTCGGTCGCAAGAAGGAGAAGGTCAATGGGTAAATTTGCGTTCTCCATAATTAAAGAACCGAAGACAGGGTACCAGTCGCATCATCCCGGCAGTTCGGAGCACTGTTTCAACTGTGAGCACTTTGTTAAGTCAGAGAGTGGATGCAACGGTCCAAAGATGAAGGAACTATCGAAGCAACCACGTTTGCCAAATGGAGACGTGAAAGTTCATGCAGTTGCATACTGCCGCTTCTGGGAGGCTAAGTAAATGTTAGGTCTCGGAGTTCCTAAGAAAAAGAAACAAGAAGTACCTGCGGAGACGGCGTCTTTAAATCCAAATCCTCTCCCCAGTTGGTTACAGGGAGAGGCACCTATGCCTCCTCGTAAAAAGAAACCAAAACTTGATGCAGGTGGGCAACTCTCTCGTCAAGCTATGAGGGCAGCATGAGTGTAGGAATCGGACGAAGAACAAAGTTAAACCCATCTCCACAGCAACCTCCATTGTCTGCAAAAGATCAAAACCCTACCTCTTTCAAAAGAGTGACCATGGGTATTCGTAAAGGCACGAACGCATCGGCTACCAAGAAGCGTGGTAACAACGGCGTCAACGTGTACTAGGAGAACGGCAATGGCAATAGGTCACAAAGCACACAAAGTTGATCTTGGAAAGAAAGGTGGATTCACAATCCATCACCCCGGCGCACTCCACGAGGCGCTAGGAGTACCACAGGGAGAAAAAATTCCCGAAAAGAAATTAGCTGGGCATCACACAGGTCGTCTTGGTCGCATGATAGCAAGCGCAAAGGGCCTGAAGGCAATGCATAAGTAATAGGAGTCCCAAATGGCAGACGATGTTTCAGAAGTTGTAGGGGCGGGGACAGAAGGCGCAAAAGGCGGGTCCGAAGCTCAGCCTGAAAGCCCTAATAACAGTCCCCTTGGTGTGTACGCTCCGTTCCCTCATTCTCCAGAGCCGTTTGCTGAGTTGAGCGACATAGCACGAGGTACTTTGATATCCCTTGATGACATCTGCACAAAAACAGACGTAGCTGCACGACGCATGGAAGTCGAGCAGACGTGGGAAGCTCTGCACTTTGAAAGAGGATATCAGCATTTACTTAGAGGCAAGCGTGGAGGATGGGAACTCCCCGGTGGAGGCCAAGGTAAGAAAGCCAATGATAGAAACCACAATAGCATATACGACACCAACGTGTATGGACCCAAAGGTGACATCATTGTATCGGCACTATCAAGAGAAGTACCGAAGGTAGAATTTTCTCCTGTAAACCCAGAGTGGGCACCGGACAAGATTGCAGCCGAAGAAGCCGATAGATTCAAAGACATTTGGTCACGCAACAACAAGCTCCATGACCTTTTGGTGCAGTGCGCTCGTATTTTCTGGAACGAAGATCGTGTCCTTCTATGGACGCGCTATCAACTGGACGGACAGAAGTACGGATTCGAAGAAGACAAGACTACTCCTACCGTTCCTGACGACATCTTAAATCCTCCAGACGACAAACCTACTGGACAAGATGGACAAGAAGACTTTTTACAAGTAACAGAATCAGTATCAGACACAGGTGGAGATATAGACGGATTGTTGGACTCCGCAGGAGTTGGTAACAGTTCTAAGAAACCACTTGGTATGGAAGTCACTACTGCTCACGGCAAGTTGGATCATAAGGTTCCTATTTCCGTAGACAATTTTTCTGAAATGCAGTTTGTGCAGTTGATGTTGGACTATGACGTTGCAATGGTTCGTGGTATGTTCCCGTGGATCGCAAGTAAGATTAGTCCCGGCACCGATGGACAATCAGCAACACAACTTGATCGCATCGCAAGAGAGAACGTGCGCCAAGCTGTACTTGGAGCGTACGTCACTGGTGACTCATTGTCACGACACACCACTGTTAAGTACACGTGGATGCGTCCTGCAATGTTTCTTGATCCCTCTGTAGGCGATGAAGCAAAAGCAGAACTGTTAGAAGCATTTCCAGACGGAGTGCTGCTGGCTCGCGCCGGACAAGAGTATGCCTTTTCTCGTAATGAGAAGATGGATGACCACCTAGCAATCGCCCACCCAACCGCAGGTAAGGGACAAAATCGTAGAGCTATGGGCACTGCACTTATATCTGTCCAGAAGCGAATAAACGACTGGGTTGATTTGTTAGATGACTTCTTCAAGAGAACCATACCTAAGAAGTGGATGAACTCTGAAGCTTTCGATATGGATGCAATTAAGAAAGAACCAAACATCCCCGGAAGCATCGGACCATTTATACCTCAGCCCGGACTGACGGCAGAGTCTCAATACATAATGGTTGAGCCTACTCCTCAGCACCAGCCTGCGCTGCCTGAATTTATCAAGTGGTTCATAACTACTCTTTCCGAAGAGATATCTGGAGCACTGCCATCATTGTTCGGCAATGCTACAGGGGAGAACACAGTAGGAAATGCAGTAATACAGCGTGATCAAGCACTGCAGCGCGTAGGTTGCCCTTGGAATAACATTCAAGACCTATTCGCAACCGCAGCTAGACAAGCCGTTAAGTGCGCAGCAGAATGCAGAGATGGAAAAGAAATATCGCAGAATATACAGGGACGTGGAAACGTAACAGTCAACACTGCGAACCTTCTTGGAGGTAACGTACTATGTTATCCAGAGAGCAATCCATCATTGCCAGAGACTGAAGAAGAAAAAGCAGTAAAAATAATGACGCTGATTGATAAGGCAAACCTTGCACCTGCGTCACCTCTTGCACAATGGGTATTCAGCCCATCGAACTTAGAGGAAACGTCAAAAGCACTTCGTATGAAAAACTACAAAGTAGCTGGGGCGTCATCAGTCACTAAACAACGTAGTGAGTTTGAACTCTTGCTACGCGCTGCACCTATGCCGAATCCACAACTCTTACAAATGAGTGCAGGTTTGGAAAAGGTAACAATGGGCATGACAGCCGCATCGGCACAAGGCGAACAAGTACCGCCTCAAGCCGCCGCTATGGTCTCACAAATACAACAGGCTATGAACTCTCTACCAAAGATGGTGAGCACTATACCTGTTGCACAAGATGAGAGCGAAAATCACGCAGTAGAAGCTAACGAGTGCTTTGAATGGATGAACTCTACGGAGGGACAGAAGTTCAAGCACGGAACAGAAGAACAAAGTGCAGGCTATGAAAACGTCCACATACACTGGGCAGAACACGTAGCTATGGCTAAGAAGATTGCAGCGGCTAACATGCCTCCGGGTAAACCACCATCCGAGTCACTGAGTGTCGATGTATCTAAGATGCCTCCACCGATTGCAGTGCAAGCTCTGGCTAAGATGAACATCAATGCAACACCTGACATGTTCGCCCAAGCAGCAGGCACAGCGCTCGACCATAAGATTGCTGGTAAAGCAATCCCAGAAGCACTGAAGCAACCGATAGCACAGTAAGAACAAAGGGGCCGTGATTATTCACGGCCCTAACTCAGATTGAAGGACTCAACAAATGGCAACAGATATCGTAGATTTTGCGATGCTGGATTCCTCAGCCGCAGCTACATCAGACTCAGCAGATACCACTGTGGACACTACTGTAGACTCAACAGTAGATACAACCGTTGCCGACTCAACAGCGGATACCACAGACATCAGCACGGATGATACCACCGATACTGCAGGTAAAGAAACCGAAACACTTAATGCAGATGGAACGGAAAAGACACCTGAAGAACAAGAGGCGTTCAAGACCGCAGCCGCTGCCAAGAATACTCCGACAGATGCAACCCCAGCAAACGTCCGCACAGCACTGAAAGCCATGCGAGATGCAGACCCAAAGAACGCTGGAGTTGTTAAGGAACTGCACGGCTCTTTTGAGCGATGGAATGCTGCAAAGCAAATCTTCCCAAAAGGCGTTGCAGAAATGCAAGAAGCCAAAGCCTTCATCGACTCAGTAGGTGGCCCAGAAGGCTATCAAAAGATGCAGGACGCAATCGAAGCGGTTACTGCAACAGATGAGTTGCTTTACGCAGCCGATCCAAAGCTGTGGGACAACGTTATTGAAGACCTTAAAGCCAGCGGTCACCCAGAGGCACTAGGTGTACTGGCACCGTCGCTATTACAGAAGCTGAAGGCACATGATGCCGATGCATTCTACAATACGACCATCCCGGTAGTTGCAGAAGCGTTGAAGGAAGTCAAGATGGATTCCTTTGTAAGTCAATTCAACGCTGCGCTTGCAACAAAGAATGATAAGGGAGAAACAGTTCCTGATGTTGCCAAGATCACCAGCTTAGTTAAGAGCCTCACAGACTGGTATACCGATCTAAGCAACGATGCAAAGAACAGAACCACAACTCCAGCGGAAACACCGGAGCGTAAGAAGTTCTTAGCAGAAAAGGCAGAATTCGAAAAGACAAAGACTGATGCGGCCACTGCTGAGCGTAAGAAATTTGAAAGTGGAGTCGCTGAAGAGTGCGAACACAAGAACAATGATATTCTAGGAAAATCCTTAGGTGCATTTTTAAGGTCTAAGCCTTTCTTCAAGGATTTCCCACGAGAGACAATCATTGACTTAGGAAATGGAATCAAGGACAGACTGTACGCTGCACTGAAGGCCGATAAAGCCTACCAGATACAGATGGACGCGATGTGGAAGCAGAAGACACCAGACCGTGCAAAGATGGTTCAATACCACGATGCAAAGGTCCAGTCTATTGCCAACGACATTGTGACTAAGACAATCCAAGCACGCTACCCCGGTTACGCAAAGGGCGGTAGTGCGGCAGGCAAAGCAGCCGCAGCAACAGTGAAGAAGGACGCGGCAGTCAAAGATGCAGCAAAGTCAGTAGCCACAGGAAAGCCAATATACGTTGCAAGTCGCCCTGCAAATCTTGTGCGTGACGCAATTAAGGTCGGAGGCAAGGAATATTCTTCCTCTGATTTGGTTACGCTACAGATTATGGGACGCGGCTTCGTTAAGACTACAGACGGTAAGTCCGTCAAGTTCATTACATGGCGGAAGTAGATGTCGTATCCGATCTCAGAGAAAAGAGTAACAAATGGCAACAGGAACAACTCGTAACGGCAAGCCCATCGAAGTCAATGATCAAGTATCAGTCGTTGGCGTCGTAACTGCTGTATCTGGTTCTGGAAGTCAAGCGTCTCTGACTGTGCGATGCACAGGTTCAGCGGCACAACCAACAGCCCCTGATGTACCATACAACATCACCGTTCTAGCAACGGACGTTGTAGGCACGCAGTCTCTGTAAGAATCAAGGAGAGCACAGAGATGTGCCTCCGTAATGTCTGATGGAACCAACGGACAGCAACTAGCATGCGAAGCCTGACGGCAGGTTTCAGACATTACGGAGTTACATCTCATCGTCAGTTCTGAAGTGTGGCGGTGGCGACAACACCTTAAATATGGGCACACCAAGAATTGCTGCAGCACAAACGCAGTAGAACGACTCAGCGGAACAGTTCCGGTTAGGTTCGCTCAGAGACCCTATCATTTTACGTGGAACTTTTCATAGCAGCATAGTAGGTTATATGGCTCTTTTAGAAGCCGCAGTAGAAGCAGTTGAATTAGATGCGTTTGCCAAGGAGATACCCGATCTAGTTTTCCACGGGACCACTGCATACAGCATGTTCAAGGCAGAAGCAACCAAAATCCCTGTGTCCAACCAGTCGAACGCTGGCGGGACGCAACGTGCATCATTCCGCGTACCTTTCCGGGTGCAGGCTGGTGCGGCAATTACTCAAGGCACGGGCAATGCAGACAGCATGCTACGTGGCAGCGGTTCGCAATGGGCTTCCTTCGCTCTGGCCCCGGTTTATCTGTTCAACGTCTGCGAGATTTCGTGGCTAGCTCAGGCTTCCACCGATTCCAAGCAGAAGGGTCTCTTCGCTGTGAAGGCACAGGAAATGAAGAACTCTCTGGACAGCGCAATGCAGGGTATTGAAGGTCTTATCAACTCGGATGGTACGGGCATGATCGACCAGATTCCTGCAACAGCAGTCATCGTTCTGAGCGGCGGATCACCTGCAGCCCAGACCGCCAGCATCACTGGCATCAACGTCGCAGTGGCTTTCACCGACCAACAGGTCGTGAAGTTCTACAGCACGGGTGGTGTTCAGCGCACTGGTGGAGTGTCTAGCGCAACCATCAGCTACTCCGATGGCCCCAGCAACACTCTGTTTTTCAGTACCGCACTGCCCTCTGATGTTGTCGTGACCGACTACATCGTTGTGGCTGGCGCATCGTACGGCAGCGGCAACTCGATCCTAGGTATCAAGGCTTGGGACGTGAACAGCAACACCGGAACCATCGGTGGACTGAACCGCAATGCGTACCCCGGACGTTTGAGCACACCAACCATTAACCTGAATGGTGCAGCTATTACCCCCGGAATCGCGCAACGTGCAGAAGTGCTCCTGACCCGTGCACTCGGCCCAGACGCAGAGTCCCTGAAGTCTGGTATTTGGTATGGTCCTCTTGAGCAAGCATTTGCCCAGAGCAACCTGATGTACAATGTGCAGATCGTCAACGCTCAGGAAGTTAAGGGCGAGAAGACTCTGGACATGTCCAAGCGCTACTTCAGCGATACGTTCGGTGGACGCAAGTACCACAAGAGCGCTACCGCTACTGCTAGCCGTATGGACCTTCTCCTGATGGAGAACTGGTACATCGGTGAGCTTTCCCCACTGGAGTTGTATGACTTCGGCGGCGGAAACGTCGTAGCACCAGTTCCAGACGTGGGCACCACGAACGGAACGTATTTGACTTCGCATAAACCGACGCAAAACATGTGCGAGTAAAACCCAATCTGATTGACTCGAAACCTGAAACGGCAACGAGGCGGAACCCAATAGGGACCGTGAGAGACTAAGCGATAGGGCGCTCGAAAGAGTGATGCAATAGTCCGATCTTCATGGAAAATAAACCATGAGAGTGTAGCAGAAATGACTACACCACGCAAAGCGTGTAACAAAATGATGTTTGCGTACAATACGTGCTTTAACCTTGCCAATGCGGCTCCTCGCGCTGGCTTGTATATTCAGAATGCCGCCGTTCCAACGGTGTAATTTTGTCCTTGTATTACAATTGCAGTTGTGATACCATAGATGGAGTAGGAACCTTGCTGCAACAGGGTTCCTGCTCTACCTTTGCAGAGGAGAAAATTAATGCCGTATAAGAACAAAGAAGACCGAAGAAAGAATGACCGTAAACGCTACGCTGAAGACCCGGAGTTTCGCCGGAAACTTCAAGAGGCTACAGCAGCGTGGGAGACAACACTTCCAAACGGTAAGTGGTACACACCGGAGTATGGGCGAAGAAAGCAAATGGAAAGACGCCATAAGATGACGGTGGAAGAGTACGAATTGCAGCTAAAAGAACAAGGCGGTCACTGCGCACTGTGCAAGGCAGTACAAGGTGATGATAAACGTCGAATGGCTGTAGATCACGATCACACATGTTGTGACAAGGAACTAACGTGTGGTAAATGCAACCGTGGCATTCTTTGTGCAGATTGCAACCGCATGGTAGGATTCCTAGAAGCAATTTTGAAAGAAGCCTTGGTCATCCCGTTTCCAACACTCATAGGGAAACTGGAGTCATGGACAGGGCGTGCGTTGCGTTACCTAGACTCATACAAACGAATTTAGCAAAGCAGGCTCTGCGATCACTCGCAGGGCCTTTTGTTTTGCAATGAAAACGACTTTTGCTTGGCACTTTGCGGTGCATGAGCAATGCCCTCGGCCCAGCCCCTCTCGCGCAAACGTATAGGGACTGGTCCTCCGAGGATCGATTCTTAACTCAGAAAGACTCAGGAGACTCAATGAACTCAGGTGGAGATGTATTAGCACGGGGCGCTCGCAGTGCCCAGTTCTCAGCAGGTGGTAGTGAAGTAAACGATCCTATCGAACTGCACAACGTGGCTCCAGAAGAGCTAGGCAGTGGGATCACAGTAATTGACCGACGCTCAAGATTCGACTCAGAACCAGTGAAGAAGGCAGAACCAAAGTTCCCAGAGAAGCAGTATGAACCCTTCACACCAATCCTTGACCGTGTGCTTATCAAGCGCGTGGCAGAAGACAAGAACATGGAACAGCTTGAAGACGGCTCTATGCGTGACAAACGCACAGGGTTCATCATTCCAGCAAAGTACAGACAGCATTCAAACGTAGGTATTGTCCTAGCGGTTGGTGATTTTGTTGTTATGGGTGGAGTCAAAACCAGACTGTCCGACATCATCAAGCCGGGGTACCGAGTTCTCTTTGGCGAATACAATGCGGAGAAGCTTAAGGTTCCCGATGCGCAAGTAGAAGCTATGTGCGATGCAATAGGCGTAGAGTTCGAAGCCAGCGAAGACCTAGATGTGGTTCGTGTGCAAGACATTCGTGGCGTGTACAAGCCAGTAGAGGTGAACAACTATGTCTAGCCTACTTATTGATCCAAACGAATCACCTATTCAGCGCCCTTACGATAAGTACTGGGATGCACCCATGACTCGGCGTGAGGCACAGACTCTGTTCATGAAATTAGCCACCAACGACAACGAGTTGATGGGTATGGCAGACACCGCAGCACTTCTGCTCAACTTCATCCTAGAAAAGAAACTAGCAATCGTTGATCGAAAAGAGATCGATGATTACGTCGAAGTGAAGAAGGCGCAGGTAGCTGCACAGCGCGAAGCAATGAAGGCTCAGGAGGGCAGCACACAAGATGCCCAATCCAACGGATAGTTATCAGTACAACCAATGCCCAGAGTGGTTCCAAGAAGAGCTTACGCGTATTGGAGGGACTAACCGCTACGACCAACCAAGCTTCATTGTGCGTTGGGGAATGGGCGGCGAACCCGAGTGTACGTACCGCGCCGGAGGCGACTGGACCGTAGAAGGACAACCCAGCTACAGAGGGTACAGAGACCTTCTGGTAGGTGGAGGAACTCCTAGTTGGATGTTGATGCAGTGGCAAGACGCTCTGTCATACGGAACACCAGAGTCATACTACGTTGGAAACATAGACGAAGACACTGGGTTGCAAATGCTAGGAGAGTACCCTTACTCAGGGAAGTACACTCTACTGTACAACATGTGCTGGCGTGACATGCAAAACGGTAAGATGCACATTGAAGCAATGCCTCTAAACTCATTTGTCTTGGACACAGTAGTTCCTATCATTATGCAGGCTAGGGAAATCTCCTACGAGAAAACCATGGCAGCACTGAAGGAACAGAAAGACAAGGACGATGCAGCAGACTTAACTATGATCGAAGATTGCATGAGAGATTCTTCTCTTGCCTTCAAAGGCCCTGTGTCATACGCACGGCAAGGGTGCAGGACTTCACTCATAGACAAGAAAGTTGAGCAAATGACTCGGCACTGGAACAGGATGGTAACAAACGCTAAGACCTTAGGGAGAGGACTTAGTTCGCACTCAGCAAATCCCACGATTTAGACTCAGAAACTCAGAATGGCGTACGCGCCAGAAGGACTCATAATGCCCGAAATCTCAGCAAAGCTAGTTAGTAGCACAGCAGTGAATACTGGAGCCGCCTCCAGCTTGAGCAAGATCAACAACATCGATTGGAACTTCTCTACAGCAGACTACATGCTGAGTCGTCCAGCCGACTTCTTTGTTTATCTGTTCAACATCGCAAAGCAGGAGTACAAGATTTCACGCCTGCCAGTGATTAAGGAAATGGTTATTCCGGCACGTAAAGAGAGTGAGAAGTATGCAAGAGTGACCAAGCTGCCTTCTCCTTTCAAGATGCCGAAGGGAAACATCGACTCCAACGAAATTGACATCACCGTCATGGACGGACGACGCATGGCAATGGACATCGTGAATCCTGACAACTGGACGCTAGACCAAGACGCGGTTGTTACAGGCAGTGATTCCGTAGGACAAAACCTTGGAAGACTGGGAGTGTTCTGGTCTTTGAGTGAAGAGCCTACCGAAAAGGAACTGGCTGCTGCTACGCGCCGTCTTGAAGCGCACTATCGTAGTCTGCTTACTGAAGCGCGTGCAGTGGAGACATCTAACCCTCAGGCATTGCCTGCAGTGTTGACTCCAGCGCACCACGCTGCAGCGGATTACTTCCACGAGACTTTCAACTGGCACAAGAAGGAAGTCCACTTGGAGAACTGCCCACGTTGCGGATCACCTGCGCGTGTCGGTGCACCGTTCCATCCTATGGACGGAGGCGGTTTGTGTATTGGAGATTGGGATGCAGCTATCAAGGCAGGCGTCCGCAGTCGCGCACAGGCGTACGAAGCAACAGAAGATGAGCGATATGCACCAAGACAGCCAAAGGCTGTGTAACATCAAGTCGCGGCAGAACAACGCCGCGCACATTTCAGTAACAAGCTTGGCACTCGTGTTTCCGTCAGGAAGCGGGGTTCTGAGTCCCCCGTACTTCCGGGTGGGCAAGGGTGCCATGTAATTTCTGTACCAATCTTAGGGGGACAGGGAGAGAACCGCTTTTGATCTGAGTCCAAAAGCCGTAAACTTAGCCCTGTCCCCCTCTGTTTAGTTTGTACCTGCTTTGGGTAGCTCCCAAGCAGTGGTGGGGCGCACCGCAATGCGCCTCACAAACCTTTGCGGAGGAATATAATGCCAAGATTAGGGCAATTCAAGGATTTAGTTGGGATGAAGTTTGGAAGGCTTACTGTTCAAAGTTTGCATCATTCCAAACCAAAAGGTAAAACAGGGCAGTTGATTAGGTATTGGTTCTGCACATGTGAGTGTGGAGGAACTAAAGTTATAAGAGGATGCCACCTGTCATGTCCAAGCGCAGTAACTACTACAAGAAGTTGTGGTTGTTACGTGAAAGAAGTACAGGCAAGTGAGCAGTGGAAGGCTAAGAGTAGGAAGCCGGGAACTGCCTTTCGTAGATGTCTAGATCAGTACAAGGCAAATGCGAAACACAGAGGACTGACTTGGGAGTTAACCGAGGAACAGTTTTATACGCTTACGCAGTCTCCGTGTTATTACACAGGAGAATTGCCGTCCAATGTGAAAACAGTACGCTCAGGAGAGCAGTACACCTACAACGGAATAGACAGGGTAGACAACTCAAAGGGGTACACAGAAGAAAACTGTGTACCTTGCTGTGCAGACATCGACGCTATGAAGATGGACTTGCCCAAGAAAAGATTCCTAGAGTTGTGTACTAAAGTTGTAGAGAGGAATGCACAATGTCTTCACCAACCCTTAATGTAGGGCAGCAAACTACAAGTCTTGCAACAGTAATGGACCTAGTACGCAGTTTGGTAAACGATACCCAAGCAGGTCAAACGGACACGCCGGGAGAAGGTCAAATCTTCACGAACGATCCAACGATTTCACCTTTCACACAGCCCTTCCTCAACAGTT